CGATCCCTCTTGACAGATCGGCGGTATCGTGCTATAAATAGAACTGTAAGCATGATGTCGAAACGAGCTTAACGCATTTTGGACAGGGGTTCGACTCCCCTCGCCTCCACCAAATTCTTCAGTCTTTTAGGCACTGATAAAGTTTCGGGGGCGCAATGGTCTCGACAGGATGAAAAGTTGGCGAAGTGGGGCTTACCGGGTCTTCTACCCGAAACCCAGGAAGAACAATAACTGCTACGGAAACGTTTGCACTTCCTCTCGCTGCCTAAACAGCGACGGACGGAGTAGGTACACTCTGTTAAATAACGGCCCGGTGGCGTAAAAGTCTAGGTGAGAGCGTGAAAATCCTAGAACCGATTAAAGCCAGACACATGCTTAAAGTACTAATGTTGACCTTCCTCACATCCCGCACGAGCACTACCAAGACGGCGTAAGCCGTCCAAAACCCTTGACTACCCTTTCAATTAAAGAAGCCGCAATTTTGCATTTTCTGTTGAAGTATCCGAAGTCACCAGACAGAGAATTGCTCCTGGCACGTTTAGGACCAAAAGCAAAGAAAATTGCAGCTATCAATTTGCCGGATTAGCTCAGTTGGTAGAGCGGTGGCCTCGTAAACCACAGACCGGAGTTCGATTCTCCGATCCGGCTCCAGGCCGATTTCGTTCAATGGTAGGACGCCACTTTGGTAAGGTGGAAATGTGGGTTCGATCCCCACATTCGGCTCCAGAATACCCTTTCCCGGCGCTAGGAAGCCCTACAACGCATCGCAGACACACTTCGGGCGCTGACGGTAGGAAACCCGTGTTGGCTGGCAGGAACGTCCATAAACGGTTAGAAGATCTTTTTGCAGTTGTGGCACTGAAGGCCGACTTCATCGTATGCGCCATCCGGGTTCTCTCGGAACAGCCGATGAACGGATTCCTTACGGCAGTACGGGCAGAAATAATGCGCCAGCACTTCTTCTGCCATAATCAAACATTCAACAAAATCCTCAATAAAATCAATAATGCCGCCATAGCATTCGTGCTCGTGATGGTGTTTGTGCGTCATTTTGTTATTTAGCAGAAAAAATTGATACATCTATTGACATTCGGAGCCTGGGTATGGTATTCTTGGGTTGTTAAGGAGAAACGAATGACACCGCAGCGACAGTCAGCAATTGGTAATTCGAGTTGAAGGACAGGGCAGCGAAGGAAGCAACGCCCGACCTGGAAAGCTCCCCGACAACAGCCATTTTACCAATCGGTTTGCCATCAAGTCGGAAACCAGCGACAGGCTATACAAGAGCGGCATGGCGGCGGCTTATTACGAGCGATGCACAGAGCGCTATCTCCGCACACTCTACGAAGAGTTGCCAACCGGCTGGAAATGTAAGTGCGGTGCTCAATTCAGCACGCACGATGCGCCGGATCATAAGTGTCAGATCACACACCCGTGGTTATTCACGGCACCAGTTCTTATACCAATTTCATGGCCGACAACGGCTACTGTGGAGAAGAAGTAAATGGCAAACATGACTATCACCGTCAAAGTCGATACCGAACTTTCACCGGCTCAAGTCGAAACTCTGTTTTCTCGTGTTGGCGAACCGGCCATCAAGATCGAAATCGCTGAAGAGCACACGCCGGAAGACCACCATCTACGATTTGATCCAGGCGCAGGAAGAGTGGATCATGAATCATGGGCGCAATCTGGAAGGCTACGTCGCCCGGTACGGTTCCATCCACACGCCAGAACGATATGGCAACGGCGGCGAAGCGATCTATACAGCCGATGTTGCAGAACTTACTCGCCTACGGAGACTAATAGGAAAATGAGCAACGAATACGTCAACACAAGTGACAAGTGGGAACTTCACAGCGGTTGCCATCGCCGCACACTGACGAGTCGTGATTCCAGCGTGGAGTCGTGCGTTTCGTTGGAAGACGCCAAAGAGCGCATTCGCAAGGCCGACGAATTTTATCACTCCATCGGCTACTGCGTATGGTATGCTTATGTTATTCCTCCGGGAAAACCGATGAGCGAACAGATCCGGCTGCATCCCGGCAACAGCTACAGCTAGGAGACCATCATGAACCAAAAAGTGAAAGACGCCGTACAGGTCATTCTAAACGAACTGAACAACATCAGTTCTCAGGGCCGAAAAGACGTTGCGCTGACCATCGTGGATACCGTTCGCAGCGATCACCGGACCCTCCAGCAATCGTTCTGGAACGCCCTACTCGTAGCACAGCTATTGTACGCCGACAGCCGCTACGACGCCCGTAACGAAGCTGCGGTAGGATGGGCGAAGGAAGTCAAGGCACTCGCCACAAAGCACAACCTGGACATCGGCTGTTTGCCGTACATTTAGCCCTTGACTTTTCGGGGCCGAATGTGCTATTATAGAACCATGAAAGAACAAGATTTATTGAAGCTCGAAGGCGTTGCAAAGTGGTTGGAAGGCGAGATCGACTTTTACGACATGCCGGTCCTGACCCGTGACGCCTTGTACGATTTTTACCAGACGGAAATGCCCTACGGCGTCCAGAAGGCACGCACGGGCGATCCCGACACCTGGATTCTCAACAGATTGGAGCGTCTAGTCGCATGATCGACAACGTAGTTTGGGGAAGCTAATGACACTGACACCGCTGGAAAAAGAATTGTTCGAGAAGATTATCCGTGCGAAGGTCAAGCTGGAAAGCGGCCTGACCGGGCACAAGATGACGTGCCCTGCCGACGATGGCGAAGGAAATTGCACGTGCGGTGCATCGGCATCCAACAGCAAAATTCAATCGGCATTACGGGAGCTTGAATGATCGTCATCACCGGCCAAGTATGGAGCATGAGCAAGGAAGACGGCGGGGCCGCACTCATCGCTGACGTGGACTCGGAAACCGAATCCAGCACTGATGGATCGTTTTTTGTGCGGCTTCAAAGCTGGAACGAAACCACTCGCAAGCACGAAACTCTGGAATCTCTCCGGGGTAAGAAAGTTCGCATCACCGTTGAGGTTTTGTGACCAGCGAAGAAAAAGATAAACAGGCCGGGTTTTTCTTGTCCCGGTATCCCAAACGAAAAGTGAAAGATGGGCGTGTTCTGTACAAAGGCGAAATTTATTTTCACCCTGGTCTCGCCGCCCACAAGTACGTCCACGTAGACGATTACGGCAACCGGCTGGTGACATTCCTCTCCGAAACCGGCACTTCAATCAACCTTCGGGCCATCCTACCAGAAAATTGCAACAACATCTGACCTCTTGACAGATCTGACATCCGTGGTTAAATGGTATTGCGCTCCTAAATACAGGTGGAGCGATCATACATGGCAGTCAGACAACTACCGCAAGATCAACTTCACATTGAGAACTGCACTCGGTTTTGTGCCGACGTTGAAGCCCTCATTGCAGAAAGCAACAAGAAAGCAGATGAGCGTGAAGAGAACGCTGGTGGGCGCAAGACATCAAGACTTGGATATGTGGAAGCCGTCCTGGTGATAGCCGAACGCCGACACATTGAACCCGACCTAGCAGCCTCTTACGTCAGTCCTGAAATCAAACAAAAAATGGCATTGGAATGGGAGAACAAACACATGCTCCCCAAGAAGGCACGGCTTCCATTCTGATTCCTAGTAACTCCAACAAAAAAAAGGACTTATTTGTATATACTATTCAAAACCGACGCTTGCATAAATAGTTTGCATGAAGCAAGAATCATGCAAGATTTACTATTGTTACAAAGCGACGAACAAAGACAACGGCAAGGTTTATATTGGGTTCGCTGCTGATCCAAAAACAAGATGGCGTAATCACAAACGAGACGCCGAAACCGGGCGTGGTTATGTCTTTCATCAAGCGATCAGAAAGCATGGATGGGAGAATTTTGAATTTGAAGTCATCTGTTGCGGTAAAGACAAGTTAGCAATGTTGGAATATGTTGAACCGGCATTGATCGAACAATATCACAGCAACATCGGTCAGAATGGATACAACATGCACCGAAAAGTGATGGGCGCTTCGAGCCGGGTACCCGATGTTCGCAAAAAACGTGGTCCACTCACCGACGAACAGAAAGCCAAATTGAGTATCGCATTAAAAGGTCATGGAGGATACACTGACGAAAGTAGGCGCAGGATAAGTGAGGCTGCAAAACGCCAACCGAAACGATACGGAAAAGACAATCCATTTTTTGGTAAACATCTTTCCACCGAGTCCTGCCAGAAAATTGCCAATGCGAGACGAGGTACTAAGGCATCTCCAGAAACACGAGCTAAGATGGCCAATCGAGTTTGTAGTCAAGAAACCAGACTCAAGTTAAGTGAATCTTCAAGGAAAATCAAACACGGTTGTGGACAGAATAACCCGCTGTTTGGTATTCAGCGATCCGAAGAAACAAAGAAGAAAATAAGAGAAACAAAACGCAATCATCCTTATCGGCACACTGAGGAAGCAAAAAGGAAAATGAGACAGCCAACTCCATCAAAGGGTCTTAGTTTTTGGTGGCAAATTACAAATCAAAATGGAGAAACGATAAAAGTAAAAAATCTATGTGCTTTCTGTCGAGAGCACTCCATAAAAAGTCATAGATTTGCGGAAGGAAAAGTGTGCAAAGGATATCTTGCGGTAAAATGCGTCGACTACGATTGTGTGGTCAAATTTGAAGGTTATTACTACGATCCTCTTTACGGAATGGTAACTCTCGACAAAGAAGAATCAGCCGCACCCAGGACAGCTTATCAAATGGGCGTAGACTGTTGGAAGACCCGCAAAGAAGCCTGTGACGCTCTGCTCAAAGACTGTGAAAAAGACTTGGTAAAAGCGAAGCGGAGAATGAAAAATGCCATCGTCAATACAGCCGTCGTATGAGCGCTTCCGAGATGACGTACTGAAACTTTGTGAGAATGAGCCAACACGATTCGACACAAAAAGTTGTCCTCATACTTACCCGAATGGCGATTCTGCTTATGAAGGCGGATTCTTCTGCACATGTGTATGCTATGCGGAGACAATGACTTATGACCGGGTTTGAGGCATACAAGTTGTTCATGGCTCTGAATAACCATTTTTTCAGCAACGGTTACAACTACTTCACTTACAACGGCGCAGTCAATGTCAAACCAGAGACCTACGACGCCAAGCGATCCGACGAACGTAATAGGTACGACCGGCTGGCAAGAAAATATCCAGACAAAGAAGAGCTTGAAAATTTCATCGTCGCCAATCTCCTAGAGCAAAAGAAACGTGCTTGGATTGGTGTCCTTGGCGGCGAGGCTCCTGAAATATACATCCGCTGGCGTGGCCGGGTTGAGAGTCTTCAGTACAATTTAATCAACGAACTCAAGCTCTTGTTGGAGGACAATACCAGCTTCACAGATCTCTTTTACAAATGCAGCGAACATGAGCACCCGGAAATACTCAAAGCACATATGCGTGGCGACATGTCCCTTGAAACTTTCGTCGTCTTAGACATATGTCTCGACTTCATTCCCAAGATAGATAAAAAACTTGGAGATGACCGAAGTTGGATGCTCGTAAGAAACAAATCCATCAAGTATCGACCCTTCATCGAACGGCTAAATATCAACGTTGGTAGCATGAGTAAAGCTATCCAACTTGCGCTCAATGAGATGGGGGTGACGCATTAAGATGGCAACAAAAAATGAGACTCAACTTGACTACTTCATGGATGTAGTTTTGAGAAACTACTGCCGTGCATCTGAGGAAAACGACCTACTCTATGAAGAAATGGTTGACCTCAAAGAATGTCTCTGCAAACTCTACCAGGAAAATGCAGACCTTCGATTCAAATTGCAGGAAGTCGGGATCGAAGTGCCGCCGTCCGACTTTGTGAGTGCGGAAGAATTGGCTGAACTAGAAGAATTGGAGATGCTGAAGTAAGTGAAAAGTTTTCTAAATTACGTCACCGAATCCAAGCGGCTTTGTAACGGGCCGAACTGTGGTGTAAAGACTACACATACAGTCGATACCGACGAGTCTGGGAAGTCAGTATGGCGTTGCGAAAACTGCGGCCACACGACGCCGAAACACACTCGCATGACCGCCAAGAAAAAGGCATTGGACGATCTTTTCAATACTCTTGGCTCTAAATAGCGACATGAAGAAGAAAACAGTAGTGACAGGAAAGTTTCACAAGGGCGATCCAGTGATGTTGGTCGCCGGAACGTACTATGGCACTACCGGCATTTTCATCAAACTCCGTCCTGACAAGAATTGGGCCGACATCAAGGAAAACAACGGTACTGTGAACTCTCATCCTATCGCTTGGATGGCACACGCCGAGACCCAAAACTTGACAGAATAGAAAGTCATGGTAGTCTAAATACAGTTGATTGAGATTATGAAGGTGTGACGCAGTGAGTCGCACAGAAAGGTGGATAAACCGTAAAGTCAACACAGGAAAAATACAACGTATATGTCGAACACTACAATCACACGTAATAATGCGTCTCGTACACAGTACTTGACCGCACTCCGTTCAAAATGCCAGGAGATGTCTTCTCCTAAAGGCTCTCAACGACAAGATGACGAACGCTACTGGAAGCCAGAAGTAGATAAGGCTGGCACTGGTTCCGCAGTTATTCGCTTCCTCCCTGCAAAGGCAGAGGAAGGTTTCCCATTTGTTCAACTCTGGAGTCATGGTTTTCAAGGCCCGAACGGAAAGTGGTTCATCGACAATTGCCCGACGACAATTGAAAATGACTGCCCCGCTTGCAAAGCTAACACGGAACTTTGGAACACTGGCAACGAAGGAAAGAAAAAGTTGGCTTCTAGCCGCAAGCGCAAGCTGAACTACATTTCCAACGTCTTAGTTGTCAATGACCCGAAGCACCCGGAAAACAATGGCAAGGTTTTCCTCTATAAGTACGGCAAGAAGATCTTTGAAAAAATCAAAGACCTGATTGATCCTCCACCGGAATTTGCTGATATGGCATCGGTTGACCCGTATGACATGGCAGAAGGCGCAAACTTCAAGTTGCGTATTGTCAAGGTCGATAACTTCCCGAACTATGACAAGTCCAGCTTCGACGCACCGACAGCAATTGGTGACGAAGATCGCATTGCGGAAGTTGAAAGCCAGTTGTTCTCTCTCACGGAAATCCTGGACCCGAAGCATTTCAAGTCTTTTGAAGATCTCAAAAAGCGCTTCGATCAGGTAACTGGTGGTGCAACGGGCGGTGAAGAAACCGCTCCAACAGCAACAGGCGACGACGACAGCAGCAAGCCGCCGTTTGACACTGATGATGACATGCCAGTCGCAAAGCCGAAGAACCAACGTGCAGCAGCACCGAAGTCAACTCGCACTGCGGCTCCCCGTAACACAGCAACCGTTCCTGCTGACGATGACCAAGATGATTTACTCGCAAGATTGGCAGCTAACGCAGCGGACCAAAGCTAAGTAATCAATAACAGCCGAAGAAAAAGAGACGGACAGCCTGTATGGTGTCCGTCTTTTTTGTGTGTAAATAACAGCATGAGTGAAGTGATTGTTTATCAAGTTCGTGTAATTGATGCGAACAACAACGTGCGAATTGTCCATGCGTATGAAACCGAAGACGCAGCCAAAGCAGCAATCGCCACGATGCGAAGACGTGCCCCTGCCCGATACACCTACTCGCCGGTAGAAAACCAGCCAGATGCGTATTGGGGAATCAACTTCCCGGCACCGATGCCAGAGAAGCCTCTAAAGGCCGCAAAGCGTCCTGGGTACACTGGTACCGAACAACCCTCCAAAACGGCTCCAAAGGCTTCCTAAGCGCAAAGAACAGGCACTCTTGACAATTCCTAGATCTATGGGATGATGAGGGCATGAAAATTGGCGATCCAGATGTTTATGTCCAATGGACACGATGCGAAGACCCAGGCGAGAATCCCAAATGGGAATCCCAATGTGGATTGATCGAGCAAATTGAATTTGGTGACATTCCTGTGTTCCACGGTTTTGTCGGCCCGGAGCGGCTGCTCATTCGGCAACCAACTTCCACACTTGCCAGCATCAAACACATAGTCGAAAAAGAATACCAAAAGACCCATCATCTTGAATGGGCTTATGACGACAACGATTGACGATTGTGGAGAATTTGGAAATGTTGCCATGCCTCTTCATCTGTTCTGTTGTGTTTGAATGAATTCCACCACCAACACACAATTTGAGTATTTTCCGGCGTGTATCCTCCAGCCGGAATAATTTGATCCAAACTAGGGGCAAACATATTTCGATGCGAATTTTTGAATAGAGTTAAATTGAATGCGTCACCCGTTTGTTCACACACGCCAAATTTCAATTTTTCTTCTATCCATTCGACAGTTAATGCAAATGGCAAGTTTTGCTGTCGTGCTCTCTTTCTCGCATCACATAAGAGAATAACTGCACGACCATGATTAGTCTGACGATACTGGTCGCCAGCCTTTTTTACCCACAATTTTCCTTGCGGAGAAGTATAAGTTTTCTTAGACGATTGTTTTCCAGCTTGTGATTGGCGGTATCGTTTTCTTGTTTCTTTGCCTTTTTCAGAAAGTCGGTACTTATCTGTAGCTTTTTGTTTAGATATGGACTCCATGTAAGTAATTTATACATAGGATCAAGTCGCCACATACATTTGGTCCATCGTGCGCTGATACGTGCTTTCTGTATTCTGCGCTTTCACACCTGGAAGAATACTGGTGTTCTGTGTGACGTTAGATGGAGCAAACACATTCTGGCTATTTGCTGGCGGTGGTGCGGCTGATGCAGTTCTTACAAGATCCGTGTTCTGCATGGATGCTTGAGTCAGCCGCTTTCCTGCTTCTGGTGGAGTCGGTGGCTGTTGTACTGGCGCTGCACTTGCCAATTCAGTCTTAGGTGGTTGCGTCTGACCATTTGCTGGTGTTGGTGTCGTCCCACCAGATAAAGCAGAAACCAAGTCGCTGCTTTGAGAAACCTTTACCAAATGGTCTCCGTAATTATTCCCTGTAGCGTAACCAGCAGCGGCAATATCACGCATCAACTGATCGGCGTCCTTAGTCTTTTTGTACTTCTCGAATGCGGGTTTGTATCGTTTACTTTGTGAAAGAAGTTTGATGTGTTGATCCACAGAATCTTTCACTGACTTGTATGCGGCAAACGGACGATGCACAATGTATCGCTTTTTACCGGGAGCAACACCCGACTGATTTGAATCTAAAACTGCATCAGGAAAATGTTTCGCAGCATATTCAGGAGTTATTTCTTCTCTGGTCTTTACCATCTTACTTCCAGCAGTTCCGCTTCCTGTCACTCCAAAAAAATTGTAATCGCCAGTGACACTTTTCCCACGATTGCTTTCCAATGCAAATTGGGCCATGATTACTTTTGCAGGAAATCCAGTTTCCTTCTCCGCTTCCATCGCAGCAGCAGCCACTTCTCCAGTTGTTTGACTAGCTGTACCTTTGACGCTACTAGGAGCCAGACGAGCACCTTTATTCATTGCTGTAGATGACTTAGTTAAACTAGTCGAAAACGGAGATGTGGTTGACTGAAGAACGCCCGCACTGGTGGTGTTCACCGATCCACCGACTGGTGATGTAGATGGTGCCGGGGTTGTTGGTGCTGGTGTTGGCGACGTAGATGGTGCGGGCTGTGGTGCCGCTGGTGTTGGCGACGTAGATGGTGCGGGCTGTGGTGCCGCTGGTGTTGGTGACGTTGGTGATGAACTCTGTGCCTTTTCTGCAAGCAATTGCTCGATAGCTTTGCTTCTAGCAACAGCATCGGTCATACCCGGATTTTGTTCCTTCAACTTTTTAATACGGTCTTGGAGCTTCTTAGCTGATTCCGTCTGTGTTGCTTGAACCGGACCATCTTCTCCGACATTTTTGATTGCTTGTCCTGCATTATTCAGTTTCTTTCTGATATAACCAGTGGTATTCAAATCCTGGCCGAAGAGCGCCCCTATCATATCAATAGGGCTACCAACGATATTGCCTACAACATTGGCTCCACCGGAACCAATTTTATCACCAGTATCAACATCGCTTTCTTTTTTACCAATAAAACTCGCTGCTTGCTTGTATCCTTGGTGGAAGTCCAAACCGGATAATACTAATTGCAACCAGGGAGCAACTTTGCCCAATCCTTTTGCAGCGCCACCAAGCTTTGACATTCCTGGAATTTTAGAACCTAATTCAAGGGCCTTTTCACCACCAGGAACCTTACCCAACAACTTGCTCATGAACCCGACTTCTTTGACCGCTTCGGCTCCCTTACCTACACCTTCTACAGTTTTGAGGGCTTCTGCACCTTTACCAGCACCTTCAGCAACCTTTGCGCCTTCACCGACACCTTCAGCAACTTTTGCACCTTCACCGACACCTTCGGCTACCTTCTCGGCACCTTTCGCACCCTTACCCTTGAAAAGATTCTTTCCGAAGTTTTTGATGCCTTTGATGCCTTGTGTGAGTAACTGAACGCCATGCAGACCTTCGACACCGCCGAAGATTGCATCCATGATTCCCAAACCACCGCTTTCCTTGGTCTTCTTTTTTGCAGCGCCTTCGACAATTCCACCGCCGCCACCTTCGCCACCAAGACCTTTTTCTTTGGTCTCACGTTGGGCAGCATCATTTGCCAACTTAGCCTGTTCAAGCTGAAGCGCCATGATACTACTGATTTTTTCAAGCTCGGTCAATTGCTGTTGACTTAGCTTACGCAGTTCGAGAAATGGATTGATGCGATTGTTCTTGTTCTTGAAACTGAAAACGTCCAGAGTCTTGCTTTCCTTCTCTTCAGTCGTTTTCATTCCACTGAGAATGCTGACAATTTTGTTATCGCCCAACTCTTCTCTTTCTGGATGGAGTTGTGTCTCTGGATCGGCGTTATGCTCTAATGCCGCCTTGCCCATTACAATGGGTTCTTGTTGAACTCGTTCTGGAGCCTTCGGCTTCATTTCGACAAGATTGTTCTGCTTGCGTTCGCCCTTACTTGCGTATTCAAGGGCACGCTTATTTTCGTCGGCTTCATCGGCCTTCTGCTTTTCTATGTCGTCAAGAAGTTTTTGAATGGATGCAACTTTGTGCTCAAGTAATCTAACGTCAGACTCAGCGTTGTCGTCTGGAGTGCCAAAAATGTCTTCTCCTGGTTTTGGCTCTGGTGGATTCTTCTTAATCTCTTCTGCTTTCTTTTTTGCTTCCTCTAATTCGGCGTGTAGTTTCTCTAGTTCAGCTTTCTTTCCTTGCTCGTAACCTTGGTCATACTTCTCACGTTGATAGTTTCCACGGGCACGTCGCTTGCTTTGCTTGTGGAGACGAAGAGCAACCATTTCTGCATTCTTTCCTTCTTCGTCATCTTCCTCATCGTTGACACGCTCGGGTGGACGCCGATCTGCGTAGTCGCCAATGTTGTGGACTTGCGCCGGTCCTTTCGGATTTGGTTGCTGTTCTTGTGGAGAAACAGGAGTTGGACTTTGTGCTTGGGGCTGCGCTGGCTGCGTTGCTTGTTGTGGTGGCTGCTGTGGAGCCTGTTGCTGCGTCTGAGGCTGCTGTGGGGCCTGTGGTGCCGTCTGTTGCTGGTTCTGTTGGTGGAAGTCATCAGGGCGGGGAAGATGCTGTTTGATGTCTCCAATTTTCAACTGATCGGATTTTTGCTTTTGGGCGGCAGCACGCTTGTGGCGAATTGACTCCATCACGGCCTTGGTCATCAAACCGACCATCGGAGAATCGCTGAAGATGCCTGTAATGATGCTGGCTGCGTTGATATTTTCCCGGTCTAGGAAATTGCCAATCTTTCCGAGGGTCGTGCCACGCTTCTTTGCTTCATTCGCTAGTTCTTTTTCAAGATCTGCCGTCGCAGCAGAAAGTAGAGCTTGTTCTTTTCCAAAAGTCGAAAATCGAATGGACTCTTGTACGTCGGACAGTCTCTTTTGTGCTAGTTCTAATTCTTTGAGATTGAGAGTCTGGTAACTTTCCGTTAGTTCGTCAAGATTTTCGGCAATCTCCTTTCCTATGTCAGAATACACGTTGCCGCCACCAGGATTCATTTGTGGCTTTGGAACCTTTGGAGCTTTGGGTTGCTTCGGTGTCTTGGGTGGCTTAGGCGGTTTTGGTGGGTTGGGCGGCGGGGTTCCACCACCGCCACTATTTCCTCCACCACCGCTAGAAGTTGTTTGCTGCTTCGTTGATGAAGAGGGTGCTTGTGATCCACCCGAAGAAGAATTTTGAGACTTTACAGCGTCATCGACAATACCTTTAATCTCTGGCTTTACAGATTTGATAGCTTCAGTAAAGGCACCTTTGATCTCTGTCTTCAGACGCTTGCCAAGATCGTCAATCAAACCTTCCTTGTCAACCAAGGCGAGTTTGCTTACGTCGATCTCGTTGAGATTTACTCCGTTCTTTGTCTTCTTCGGGTCAAGAGGCATCTAAGTTTACTCGTTAAGGAGTTGCGGTTGTGGGTCTGTTGGCTTCTTGTCTACTTCAAGTTTCTCTGTTGGTTTTTCTGGTGTAGATTTCTCCGGTGGATTTGTAATCGGCTGTTCCACTTTAATCTGCACGGTTCCTGGCACTTCAAGAGCCTGTGCAGTACTGTGTTGAGCATCTGTGATAGGTGCGCCTGAGTGTCTGAAGTTCATAAAGGTCTTCATTGCATCACGAATCCATTCCCACATCCATTCTGGAAACTCTCGTAGCCCCGGCAATTTTTCGGGCATGGTGATGACGATAGCCGATGCCAAAAGACCCAACATAAGTTCGTTGGCTTTCATCCACGCCATGATATCGCTAAATTGTTGTGCAGTCATACTTACGCACCCTCCGTAGAAAGGTATTTAGTCATGTAATTGCACTACTTACGTTTGGCGTTTTCGGCGGCTATGCGCTCATTTTCGGCTTCGATGTATTCGGAAATCATTTTGAGGTATGCGTCCCTCTCCCAAGGAATCATACTCTCAATCTCAGTCAAGGTATATTTGTGGTGAAAAGTAAGACTGAAGTTCACCAGAAACATATTGGGAAGAGAACTATGACTGAGACTTAGCCGAAAAAACTTTGTAGCCCTTCTATGTGAATGTTCTCTTTGTAATCACATACCGGGCAATGGAATTCAAAGTCATGTGCCAGCGTCGGAATAGTCTCAAAAAAGACTTGCAAGCTGGCGAACTGTGGCTGTGTCAATTTCTCGACCCACTCTACAATTTCCTTCGGAGTGAAGTTGTTATATACCGACTCTTCATCGAACACCGATTCCACACACATAGCGATGCTTTGAATGCTATCGGTCACACTATCCGGCTGCGTAGGTCTACCAAGCAAAGCCTTCGCCATTTTGAAATTCGGATAGCGCATGTTGACGCCTAAAGTCGGTGTCAAAAAGATCTGCCGCTTGTGCTGATCGTTGAATTGAACTTTCACGTCATCCAGATTGAGTTTCACTTTGACCATGTAGTCGCATGATCCGTATACTGGTTCACCGGCCTTGACCTTTTCAATGGCTTGAGCCTTTTGTTCACGAGATTCCCAACTATGTTTTTCAACTTCGTCAGGGGCGACTATAACAAGATTATGACAACGGTAAGTAAGCTCGACAACGTTATTGACGGAGCGTGCCCGAAGTTGTAGGAAAAGGTATTCCAGGTCGAAATTTGCAAGAGAGTCGATTTTCAACGGCGAGACGGCGCAGGATGTAATCACTTGCACGATTGCATCTAGCATGGCCTTCTCTTCGCCGCTCTCCAAAGCGATGAGAAGGATTTTTTCCTCTTTGACAAGGAAAGGTCTAAATGTGACTTCTTTCCCGGTCGATGGGACGGTGATCTCAAAATGAGGCACCATCTTTTCCAGATTAGGTAATGGCATAGTAACTGTATGTAGTCACGCTTTCCAAATTAAGACGGTGGCTTGGCCGTTGGATTTAGACTAATGCCCTGTTGGAATGTAGCCTTACTTCCACGTAACGGCGAAGCAGTTGTAGAACCCTTGCCGGTGAATGGAATGGCATACTTATACGAAAAAGTGACCACGACTTTTTGAATGCTGTTGTTCATGTCGTAGCCCACTTCTTGTTCCTGAATTGAAATTGGGAAGCAATCTACGAGCTTCGTCCAGTAGTTCATATTGTCCCAATCCAAAATTGGTGCGCCGCCCGGAATGATCGAAGCAATGATGACATCACACGAATATTCGTCTTTGTAATTGAAGTTGTTCGTTACCGGGTCCATCACCATGTACATCCAAGCGTCGAAGAAATAGCGTTCCCAAAATCCAGAACTGCACATGAATGACATTGTGATGTCTTGGTACTCTGGCATGTGTGGAATCTTGAACGACGGGCCGTAATGACGAACGGTCTCTGTCTGAAACTGATATCCAGGCAATTGGGCCTTGTCACAATAGGCTGTAAGCTCGACTGCGGCCTGTCCCATGTCGCCGGAATAGTAAGTTCCCATCCAATCCATAGACAATCCAGCAGTGGCCGGATTTGACTGGATCAAGTTGTAAATCACTTTTGAATTCTGTCCCAACAACATCGTAGGGATGGATACTTGATAGCGATTCTGTACTGCAACGCCAGCAGTGAACGTCAATTCAGACACAAAGTCATTCATCATGCTTGCGCCAGAATTTTTGACTTTTACTTTAGCGTGTTCGATGTCCTTCGATGCAGAATTACTTGCAGTTGTGGCCGCATCGGTATTGGAAGGCCAAGAATCATGCGGTTGGTTTTGTACACGCTGGTGCTCGATTGCTCCTGTGATGGCCGCAAAGAAATCTTCAGCGACCATCTCGGCTAGATCTGATAATCCTGGCATTTATTTTACCTTCCTCAGACTCCGAATCTTCTTTCTACTTGCTGCCCATACAGTTTCCTTCTTCTCTTTCTGGAACTGTTCGACTGGCAAGAACAACGCAATTTCCCAATCAATCGGCTGAACTGTCAAGAGTTGACTCTTTGTATATTCAGCTAAGTACCTTTTGATACAAGGTCTTACTTCGGGAAATTGCGCTACATTTTTCAGCAACGCATACGACAATCTTAGCTTCGTAATCTTGTCTAATGATTTATCATTCGCAAATTTGAGTAACTTGTCAAACAGGCGCAAGCGTACCTTCTGATCTAAGTAGTGAAGGTTGAGACCAAGCCACCCGTCGTCATATAACTCAATCACAAAGATGAGTGGGAACTTATCCCAATACGGCAGTCTCTTCTTCGTCTTGGCGTCGTAAAAAAACATGAACATCTTGCCGATGAAGGCTTCCGCTGCTGTCTGACCTTGTGTGATAAAACTCTGGCGATTTACACGCTTCAGGCTGGCAACTTCATCGGTGAGCCAGTTGCGAGATTCCTTGGTGAGAGACTTAATTCCATACCGTTGAAATTTGATTCTAATCTTCTCAAAGAAGGTCAAATTTTTTGGATCTTTCGGCGGAATAAACGTTCCCTGTTTGACGTTTGTCTGCTTGTCGCCTTTCTGTTTTTCTTGTTCTGACGGCTTTGTTGGTGGCGTCCGAAGTGCCATGTGACTCTGAATGAGGCGCTGTACTTCGGCTGGATCGACAGGTTTCTCTTGATCGGCCTTCTCTACATACTTCGCCACAACAGCATTCACATCACGTTCATCTACAGGACCGGCTTTGCTCATCTGCGACCGGACCATATCTTGTAATTCAGTCGGTGTGATGAATTCTAATGGTCTACCAAACGAGAAGAAATCATTGACCGCTTTTTTGATCTGTGGCAACGAGGCTGTATATGGGTCTAGCTTACCCTGCTTGATGATTGCGTCAACTTCTTTGGGAGTGAGTTTAGTCTTTCCAAGCGCCTTGGCATTGCGCCCGATCATGAACTTCATGTCTTCCATTGCGCTATGGTCAACCACTTCCTTGGCCGCTTCGTTGATTACTTTGTCGTTGATGATGTGTTTGCCTTTCAACTTAGACACAACACTGGCGATGTCGGCGGGATCAAACTCCCGGTTTGGTGCAACATTCTTGATCGCTTCCGTGATGACTTCCTGAATGTTTGGGATAGTCTCCGGGTCATGCCGTACACTGTGAATGTACTTCTCTGAAATTCTGCGGATCTCTGACTCGTCAAGGTTTCGTATTGGCATTATTTGAGACCAAGGAATACGTTCATTTTGTCCATAATTTTAGGATCGAGTGGAGCGTAGTCGGCGTTCGATTCTAAATTTGCTGTCCATGTACGCATCATTCTTTCTGTGAATTCATCTTCTGTTAGGCTGTTCAGATATTTTTCCATTGATTCGCTAATTTTCTGTTTATGCGCTTCACTAAGAGGTTTGCGTGGTTTTCGCATCGCTGCCCGACGCTCTTCCGAATAAGTACGACCTATCATGGTCGCACGAATCTTTTGTTTCTGTTCCTCTGACATCTTCCACCCTTTCAGTCTCATACTCTTCCAAATGACAAATCTTTTTCGGTCAATTTCAAAAATGTCCATCCTTTTTGCTCGCACACCAGTTCTGCCTGATTCCATTTTGCCAAATTGACTTTGTATGTTCTCGATTCTCGAAGAAATCTTGCCTGAGATTTTTTATTCGGTTTTTTGGGTGGCGACGGCGGCTTGCATTGAGATGCCGGTTTCACTTCGATGAGATATGTAGTCTCAATTTCATCTTTTTTGGTTGTGATTTTGGCATCAACAAAATATCGGTGGATCTTTCCGTCAACCGGCGACCGATATTTAATCACTGTTTCCTCAGAACTCCATCGAATGATACCAGGAGCTTCATCCAAATATTTGAACAAACGAAGCTCCAATCCAGACCGAAACATGATGGTGTCAATCTTTCCTTCATATTTTTCAGGATATCCAGGATAGAAGTGTCCTTGGTATGGTTGTTTGCCGCCACCAGCCTTCTTTCTCCACTTCACGGGTTGTATGCGATACTTTGGTTGTTCCACATACTTATTTACGCACTAAATACAAACGCAATGGCAACCTCTCAGTCACCACTCAATCAGGCACCGAACACGCCACTAGGCGATCTGGACGTAAACCAGTATGCTTACTCCAATTTTATATACCCATTGGACTTAGGAGTAGCATCTTCCGGCAAAGATCATTACATGGTCTTTCACATCAATGAATCGTCTAACACACAGTTTTACACGGCAAATGTGAATGGTGCAGCGCCGACAGATCAGGCTACCATCAATGCAAATGCTGCCAGAGATATCAGCCTGAATGGAGCAAGTGGAAACAATAACAACAACGGAACTAACTTGAATGGAACTACTGCCGATCCGACCGGAGCGTCTACCACTGCTTCTGGCGGTGATGCCTCACAATCTGTTCCAACAAACCAGACCAGACCTATTCAGAGAGTTGCCACAACCATCGTCCTGTATATGCCACCAGAAATTACTACCAACTATGCGGCTGACTGGACACCAACAGAACTCGGTATGGCGGCTGACCTTGCAAACAAACTGAAAGGGCAAGAGTCATGGGCCGACATTTTCAAATCGGCTGGTGCGTCAGGAGCAAAACACCTTGGTGATTGGGCGAATCAATGGAACGGCTTGAATTTGAAAGATGCCGCAAGCCTTGGTAAGCGAATGATTATCAACAACCACCAAGAAGTCATCTTCAATGGCATCACATTCCGGCAGTTCAATTTCAACTTCAGATTCACACCGGAGAGCGAAGCCGAAGCATTGAACGTTGATAACATTATTCGAGCATTCAAGTTTTATTCCGCTCCTGAACTCTTGAACGGTTGGGCTGGCCGTTTCTGGATCTATCCGGCTGAATTTGACATTCAGTATTATGCAAACGGAAAGGAGAATCTGTTCCTGAACAAAATCAGCACGTGCGCCTTGACTAACATGCAAGTCAATTACACAGCGTCGGGCCACTGGTCTGCATTCAGAGGTCATCAAGACATTCAAGGCTCACCAAGCGTATGCACGGACATCGCTTTGCAGTTCATTGAGCTAGAACTGATGACTAAAAAACGGATACTCGAAGGCTATTAGATTTATTTTCTTGTAGTTAGGCGACCTTGTATAAATGGATGTATGACATTTCATTTTTACAAAATTACCAATACAGTAAATGGTAAGTCGTACATTGGCTACACCGGAAAGCTCCATCCTCGTAATCGCTGGATAGAACATGTAAGTCAAGCAAAGGCTGGCGAAGGCTCTGTACTTCATGCTGCCATCCGTAAATATGGAAAAGAACCCTTTGTATTTGAAGTCATCTCAAAATTAGAAGGCACGAGTGATGATGCAATTGCTTATGAAGCCACGATGATTTTGGAAAACAAAACTCTTATCACTGAAGGTGGATACAATGTATTGGCTACCGGCAGTATTTGGTCAGAAAAACAAAAGCGTGCTCATGCCGAAGCAACCAAAGCTGGAATGACTCTTGAAGTCCGTCAGCATCTCAGTGAATCTCTCAAATCATACTATGCGACTGGTGGTGTACACGCAATGAAAGGCAAAACTCACTCCGAAGAATCAAAACAAAAGATGTCTACAACTCACCAGCAGATGACCGAAGAGACAAGAAAAAAAATTGGACAAGCATCGAAAGAAATGTGGGCCGATCCAGAAGCTCGTCAAAAAGTCATTCGTCATTTACAGCATCCATCCGACGAGACCCGGCAAAAGATGTCTGCTGCCAAAAAGGGAAAATCTCCCTGGAACAAAGGTCGCCGCTCTAAGGTGTAAATACAGTAATGACTGAAAATTACATTAACAACAACTTCAATCTGACGTTGGCCACAGCAGTCAATAATACCAACACAACACTGATAGTATCATCGGCTGTGACTGTTGATGGCGGCTTTAGAATTTTGATTGAGAGTGAACTTTTGTCAGTTACGTCCGGTGGACTGACTACATCCTGGACTGTTGTTAGAGGCATCGAAGGCACAACCGCAAATTCTCATAGCGCTGGCGGGCCGATCAATATCGTTATGACGGCTGGCGGCTTGGCAAACATCTTGGCACAACAATCCGGTAGAGTGTTGTTTACCCCACCACCTTCTTCGGGTTGGTCGTGGGTTAATCAAGGCAGTGCAACGATTAGCACAACGAACAGCAGCATGTACCTATCTTGTGCGCCCGATGCCGCTGATTCACAGAAGTTGTATGTGCGAACGGCTCCATCTGTACCATATTCTGTGGATTTTGGCTTCTTTCCGTTCATGTTTTTTGCCAACTATCCGAGTTGTGGTGTGGGGTTTCGTGAAAGCACTTCTGGTAAATTGTATCTGTTTGGGCCGCAAAGCAATGGACTAGGTACCGGACTTGTGTACCTTCAAAGATCCTATTACACCAACGAAACAACTTTTAGTAGTGACAGCGGCGGCACATACGGAAATCCGTGGGCATTAATACCTATGTTCTACCGCTTGTCTGTGGACAGTACCAATTACACGGTGTATCAATCAAACGACGGCATCAACTATTTGCAATTTTTTCAAGAGTCAAAAACCGCATTTATGTCGAGTGGCCCGGATCAAATATTCATCTATGTTAATCCAAGGAATACCACTTTTGGCTGTGGGTTGAAATTGGTTCACTATTACGAGCACTAGGCTTCGTTGATGTAGATGTTCAGATCTCGATAGTCATCACAGCCGATGCACGCCAAACCATGAAAGCGTTCATCTAATCCTTCTCGCATGGACTGATGCAATTCCGGTGCAATCTGCATCCATGAAATGCGAACCGCAACATCGCCGCTCCAGGCCGGGATTCTGGCCCATACACCATCTCTGTCGTTGACGTAGATGATATGAAACAACGTGCGCCAGCGGCGGGTTGTTGGTGTGTCGCCTTCGGCTGTTCCCGGTTCATATGCCATAGCTCAAGTATAGCAAGTTTATCGACGTATAGCGATTTTGCATAAACTTCCAAATCTTTGTAGAAACCTCTTGACATTCGATTTCGGAATCTGGTACATTAGAAACATGAAGACGCTTAAGTGCAAAGAATGCAAAGGAACTGGAACGGTTCACATCGACATTCCGAATGCAATTTGGCAGAATGGCGTTGCCAAAACTTTCGATCTGCCGTGCTGGACTTGCGGCGGGGCCAACTTCAAGGGCATGTCCCGTGAGCAGGTTGCATGGTATCTCAAAGCACGCAAGGCGCTGGAAACCATCAAAACGAAGTCCTTACGGGAAGGTGAGCTTGTCGCACCGGCTTCCTGGACGACCCTCAAGAATGCCATCAACATGGCTTGCACCCGGCTCAAGATTTCGGCAAAGAGCGTTGCTTATCCGAAGGCAACACAATACGGCGAGACCAATGCCTTCTTGCACATGCGGGAAGAATTTCGTGAATTTGAGCGACGGCTGGAAGAAATTCCTTGCGCCGTCGCCGTAAGGATGGTAGCATAAAACACATGAATTGGAAAACCACCACAACCGAAGAACGCCTCAAGTTTTGCGAGACCCACGGCAGATTTCTTTTTGGCATCCGCACTGCCCTGGAATGGGACGACTTGTCGCCAACCACTCAACTTTTCTTGCGGATGGAAGGCGTCACAAACAAAGCGGTTTACGAGGCTTGACGCCTGATCGAAACCGTGGTAGTATAGATATTTGAACACAAGCACGGTTCGCCAAGTCTGGTTCAAGGCATCAGCCTGCAAAGCTGACATATGTCGGGGGTTCAAATCCCTCACCGTGCTCCAAATTTCTAAGCGGGAATAGCCAAGTGTTAAGGTCAAGATCTGCAAAATCTTTATGCGGAGGTTAGATTCCTTCTTCCCGCTCCAGTCCTTCTACTAAGTCGTCCGCTTCCTTTGTTCTTTATCCCATAAGTGGGCGTCTGGCTATGACAATTTGGGCAGAGAAATCTTAAATTATCAAGCATGTTATTGGAACTATTGCCATCTTTGTGGTCGGCCTGTAGCACTAGAGCTTGCTTATTCCATTCAGGACCAATCCCACACATAGCACACTGATACACAACATTATGACGCAACATTGCCCGCCGCAATGTCAATGAACTAATTTCAGTCTTCCTTTGAAAAATGTCGTTTGTCTCTTGCCGATATTTTATGAAACAATCACGGCTACAAAATTTCTTGGCCCACCAATTCAGAGACGCAGCGCACCGAAGGCACACTTGCAATTCTCTTTTCCTTTTCACAAATTTTTTGTTGTTGTACTTGGCGGCGCACGATTGATTGCAAAATTTTTTGTACTTGATTTTGGAAAACGCATGGTTGGCGTGCTCATCCTTGACTGTGATGATTGTACCGCAAAACAAGCAAAATTTTGGGTTGCTCCGGTATCGTACAATTGCTTGTTCCTTTCTAATTTGAATCGTCTTCAATGCTCCTAATCGACCGGCTTCGCTGCGTGTCATACTCGAAATCAACCTCTGGGCCTATTTATACGACTACTTGATTTCGAGTCGGATATTTGCTATAAATAGAAACATGGGCAACCATGTCAAGGGCCTGTTGGCAGGCGGCAAATTCAATGGCAAGCACAGCACCGTCATCCCGGATGCGGTAGTCGCCATTGAAGCGGCCAAAGCCTGTCGGTACGTTTCCAAAATTGCTCTTGGCATTATTAATCCAGTTCGCCCCTCTCAACCCCATCTCAAATTCACTCCTGTAAGTGGCGGTCTCAAGATGCAAGTCCGTGGTGTCAATGCTGTCCAGATCATTTGGGTGTACACTACGGAGCCTGATAAAGTCATTGCCGAAGTTACAGAGAAATGGAACACAAGACGATGAAAAAGAAAAAAGCAGAAGGCAAGAAAATGTACTTAGTCATCCTTACCGATGGCGGCGGCGACACGTATTACAAAGTCGTTGACCAAGAAACCTTCGATTGGATTTGCTCCGACGATCCTGGCAGACCGGAGGACGGCAAAGGATGCGATGAGTATTCGTGGCCGGATCAACTCGTGCCGCCATCCCAGGCCGTTAAGATGAAAGCGGACCATGACGATTACCAAAAGAAATACGGCAATCCGATCAATGACCCCGATGAAGAAGAAGATGGCGAATGGCCGCTACGTCTTTCAAGTGGCTCGTGGGAAAATGACCGGGCCATCGCTGCACGACCGGCTGATGGATATGACGACTACGATAGCGTCATAGATGCCACCAGAGCCATCAAGAAGCACGGTGATGAGCTAGAGGACGAATACCACGGCTGCATGTACTGAGCCTACTGACAGTTCGCTAGGCCCTCAAAAATGGAAGGCGGTGTCGGCTGGCGCTTCACTGCCTTTTCCTGTTCCAATTGCTCTATGGAAAGTTTTGCCGTTTGGAAACCTTTGCCCATCGCAACCTTGATGCCTAAATGTTTTGCAGCGTTGTATCCACGCTCATATTCGGCATGAACAAGTTTTTGGTGTTCTTCCGTTAGTTTATCAAATCCCGGAAGGTGGCTGTAGTCTAGCGACTCTTCGTAACCGTAACCAAATATATCCATAGGAGGTATTTAGTATGTTACCAGAACAACCAAGGGCAGAGACCGGCGTCATGGAGTTTGAAAATGACTGGCCGGGTGTGTTTATTCGTGGCGACAATGCCGCTATGTGGGCGATGGCAATTCGTGAAGTGCTGTCGGAAATTACAGAGAGTAAGTACGCTTATTCGTATGTGATGGTTAAGGGTCTAGCCGATCTTTTAACGTCTTCGGACACACGGTCGAATCCAACTCCACAGAAAGCACACTTACTCCCCAACGAGCCACCGCAATAAAGCTCTTGCTGAAGACATACAGAGCAAATGCAAGCACGAACAACGGGTGCGGCATCACGCAGACGCCTACGATGATCGCACGTCTCATCTAAGAATGCCTCGTCCGACTGGTACGGTCCAGCGACGAAAATCTTCAAGCCGTGCTTTGATGGCCTTGGCCGCTGCGGTGAGAGTCTTGTATTGTGGAATGCCATATCGCTTGCAGACGATATCAACATTGCCTTTGCGCCAGAATGGGGCAGGGCAAACGACGTGCATTTTGGGAACGACAACTCCTTCGTGCGACGGCCCAAACAAACCAAACTCCAGAAGTGAAATTGGGGATTTGGTCGCCGGATCGAAGTACATGATAGACGTATCACATTCCTCTAGTCCAGTAAGTTCCCATTCAACTTGCTTGGTGAACTGTTTGTTTCTGGCAACTTGTTTCCAAGAACTATGCCACGAGTTACGACGTGGGTTTATGATAACTACGTCGGCATGATCCTTGAAGGCCGAGACTAACCGGCGTTGCCATGGCGCTGCTCTGTTCATTTCGATAGAACCACCTGCAAAGATAGTGATATAATTGGAGGTGAGGTATTTGGAGAAACTTTCTGGTGCCTGAATTTCAATCGCCATACAACTTCAGTGTAGCACACTTGACAGAAGTGTACACTCGTGCGATGATGTTCTCGTGACTCCTACACCCGCAACCATTATGACAAGAGAAGAATATTTGACAGCCGCCGTAGAAAAATTTAGGCCGCTGTACGAACGCAACAAACTGTTTTTCCCCATCGTCCGTGTCTCCTGTGGCTTCCCAAATAAAAGCCCGAAGAAGACCCTTGGACAATGCTTCAGTTCTGTGTGCTGCGCCGATGGAAGCCGACAGATCTTCGCTTCCCCAATCATCAAAAGCACAGTCGAAACCCTTGGCGTGCTTGCCCACGAACTTCTTCATGCGTGCCTGCCCGACGATGCAAAGCACGGTCCAAAATTCAAAGACGGCATGAAACTGATCGGCCTGGAAGGTAAGGCGATCCACGCAATGCCCGGTGACGACTTGTTGGCCTTCTGCGAAAAGATGGCCATCGAATTGGGCGAATACCCGCACTCACCATTGAAGATCCCGGAACTGACGAAGAAGGACAAGGCCGCTGCGAAGAAATCCTTCAAGCTGCATTGCTCCAATTTTCGGGACGGTAACAAGAAATGTCGCCTCATCGAAGTGGCGAAGGCCGGTGAATACACTGTGACCGCATCTCGCAAAAGTCTGAAGCTCGGATTCCCGCTGTGCCCCGGATGCAGCGAAGAAATGGAAATGGAAACCGAGGATTTTGAGCTATATAAGATGGGTGAGTAAGTAATGGCGAAGAAGGCAAATAAGGCAAGTAACCTGCTAGGTGTTCTGTTACCGATGATGCAGCCACCGCAACAATTGCGTGAGATGGCCGCTAAAGCTGTAATGGAAGAGCTTGGTGGGTTTCTTGCCCGCCTGAATAGCCCAGACTCCGGTCGCATTCTGGAATCGTCACTTCAACTGCTCCCTGACGAAGTATTCAGGACGATGGCGTACCTTATCATCGGAAATGAAACCGATGATATTGCACGTAGCATGGTCTATGAACTGGCGTGCAAGATTGCTCAGAAAATTGGTTACGAATTCGACAGCATCGAACCAATCTCAGATGCCGCTAATAACATCCTAGTTCTAGTCAATGCTGAAAATCTGCGGCGCAAAGGACACTTAGACTACCTTGCGCCCGACAATATTTTCACATCAACACCGAAGGTTCCAGGCTACAACAGACTGACCAACGACGGCAAAGCAATCTATTACAAAAACATTCTCGAATCGAATACCACACCGCCGAAATATGTGATGTAAACCTATGTCAGAAGAATTACGAGAGAAGTTGCTTGAAGCTGCCGGTAAAGAACCGCCCGACGAATCTCTTGTCAGGCGAGTTGTTGCCGCTATTGGAATGCCGCCGAATGCCGTGACGTTTTTCAAATTGATGCACGCTCTTCCGACCGGCGAAAACGAAGATGAAGTAGAACGTGTTTTAGATCTACTCTACAAGCGTGGAGACATAGACATGACGAATGGTTGGATTCATGGCGTCAAGCGAATCGACACAAGTAAGTGGACCAAAGACGATTGGGATTGGATCTACGGCAGTGGACGATTTGCACAATGATAAACCGTGAAGAATTATTGGAAATGTGCGGTAGGGATGCGCCAGAAGTAGATACGTGGGCAGAAGAAGAAGCCTCTGCCCGTGAGGTCTGCGGAGAGATCAGCCTTGAAGGTAGCCGTTTCTGTGTGCTCGATATTGGTCATACCGGGCCGCACGCATACGAGACTCGTAAGCCACCTGTCGCATCAAATGTTTCTCCTACCACACAGACTGGCTTAGTGCTTCATTGCAAGCGATGCAAGAGTCCTCTTACCACTCCCGCTAAGTCAACAAAGACTGGTTACTGGTGCGATCATTGCTGCTATCCTCCGTCGCTGGATGACACGTACTTGGCAAAACCCAGACCAAATTTCAAACCGCAACCAGACAATCCGTTTGAAAACGACACAATTGACCACAAGATTCAAAATCTGCTAGGATATTTTCTAGGATGAAAACCGGCACGTGCGAATTGTGCGAACGGGAAAATGTGGAGACCACACGTCACCATCTAGTTCCCCGGATGCGCCATAACAAAAAAGTCAAACGTGAAATTGGCACGGATCGAAACCATACGGTACCGATCTGCCGCCCGTGCCACGCTCAACTACACGCCCTGTTTACCGAAAAAGAACTGGAGCGAGAATACAACACCATCGAAAAATTGTTGGAGCATCCCGACGTTCAAAAATGGCTGATCTGGATCAAGACAAAATCCTTCGGAAGTGTTGATTCTAAACAAAATAAAAGTTGATACATCTATTGACTTTTTGATCTTGAAGTGCTATTCTTTATACATGAGCACGAGATCAACAACACACTTTATCGAAACCGACCCAATCACCGGGAAAGTCTACACCGCTGCCATCGTATACCGTCATACGGACGGCTACCCCAAAGGCGCTGGTGTGGATCTCTTCAAGTTCATCACCAAGTGCAAGGCTTTGACCGACAGCCGCTTGTCCGATCCCTCCTACCTCGCCGCCAAGTACGTTGTGTTCCTTGCCGAAATTTTCGCCTCCGATGGCATGTTCCAATCGCCGGATGGCACGTTCCACAAGCACGCCTACAACTTCAAGAATCCCGACGAGAAACGGAAGTACGTTCAGGTTCCCCGCAAGAATCGCCTGAACTTCCTCTCCGTTGGCATCGTTTCGTCCGACCCCGGCGACATCGAATACCGCTACGTAGTTGATTGCGGCAAGATCGACCCCGGCACGAAGCGCCCGAACGTGAAGTGCTTCAAGGTTCATTCGCACAAAGTCGCTGGCACCAAAGACGACTGAACGTATTCCTACGAGCAAGTCGCCATTCCTGGACGCACCAAAATTGCGCCGGTCACGGACGCATTCATCAACGAGCACATCGTCCATTCGCACTCCGAAGCTGGCGTCACCTACGAAGTGAAACAGAACCGTGAGACGCTGGCCTGGACATGCTCTTGCCCGTGCTTCAAGTATCGCAAGCACTGCAAGCATACGCCAGTCTTCGCCACCCGGCCCCGCACAATGGCCACTTCATGGTAAGCTGGTAGTATGAAGATACGCTGCGAAAGTTTCAACGCTGAAATTCCGGTGACGTTCTACGGAGTCGCTTTCTCACCGGAATTTCAGAAGCGGTTGCCCAACGATGGTACCGCTGTGTTTCCGTGGTTCCTTCGTTTCATGAGTTGCGACAAAGCCGCTATGATCCAAGTCGCCACCGAATGCACCAACGGCGTGCGAGACGACCTGACGAAAGAACAGGTCAAAGTGTTTGAGATCAACATAGATGAGGTAGAGTGGTGAAAACGAATCTGTCCATTTTCGTCAACGGCAAGAACATCGGAAAGCCGGTCTTAGGTCAAGGCGCAAGATCATTCAGTCTCGTGCTCGAAGCTCTTCTAGCGGCCAGAGTACCGGACTTCAACGTGATGCTGTTTGAAGACAAGAGTCTCGTGCAATCTATCACTCGACTGAACGGTGAAGCCATCAAGAATCCTTATGAAGACTTGTTGTAAATACGGCTATGAAATCTCTCATCCTTGCTCTCATCTGCGTGCCGTTACTGTGCGCCCAAAATTCGTCTCTTAGCTTGTCTCCCGGAACCGGATCGGGCAAAGCCATTTCGATAGTCATGTCTCTAACGACACCAACAGGAGTTACCGCACCAGCCGGATTACAGTGGTCGCTTTCATTTCCAACCGCAGATAATGCTGCCTTCGTCATTACGGAAGGACAGGCTCTAATCGAAGCCAACAAGACGATCCAGTGTTCTAACTCGGTAACATCTGGCGTCACAACTTACAAATGTATAGCATCTGGAGTGGTGAATCTCAAGTCGATTGCGCCAGGGCCGGTAGGATTGATTACGTTCACGGTTTCGGCGGCTCCGGTTGACACTACAATTCCATTGACATTTTCTGGTACGATGGCGGCAGACCCGCAAGGGATGTTCCTCGCTCTTACAGCACAAGACGGTAGCATCATCATCCAATGTTTTCCGTATAAGCTGACACGCACGCCAGTCGGCCCGGTGCTGGTCTATCGAAACGGATTGCTTCAAACTTCTCCTGGAGATTACACCAGCGCCAACGCTCCAGGCACTTCAATGCCGATCATTACACCCGTCAATTGGGTAGGCAGTGATACGGCGGCAGTAGTGTACACAAGAGCAGTTCCGTTGAGCTTCACTTTCAACGGACAGAGTGTCACCTATTGGGGTTATACACTGAATCGTGAGAACTGGAGTTGTGTTACCGGCAAGGCAATGGTGCAGGCTCCAAAGGCTCCAACCGCAAAGGCAAAGAACGGCAAGTAAGATGGCAAGTATGTTCCAGACAGAAACCGTAGACCCGTTCAGCTTTGATCGGCTGTACGGCAAAGAGAAGTACAACCTCAACGGGATGCAAATGAAGGCTGTCAACTTCCCCGCCGAAGTGGACCCTGGCCATGCCACCGCTGTGTGGAGCGACCGCATCATCACAACTTGGTGGGACGCCGCACAGAAGATCCAAACACACTACAACGGTGACGCATACTTCGGTGGAGCTACTGATGAATCCTTCATGCAGTTCGCCAAAGACGTTGCGCTGGCAATCAACTTCAAGCATGATGTCACGGGCGCACGAGTGACCCGATACACCAATGCGGCGTCAGGCTACCCTGTATTCGTCCTGGAGGTCACGCACGGCGGCAAGGGCATCCGAGAGACCACACAGCCCAAGCGACCCCGCCGATACGTCATGGACCATCTGTACGGCGAAATGGTCGCATTTGAAGGTGAAGACGAATGAAGCAGCAACCGCTTTACGACATTGACGACTTAGTGTGCCCTACTGTGGGCGACATGATGCGGGGAAAAACTGGACGAATTATGGAAATTTGTATTCGTTCCGGTAGCATTGTATACGGACTTGTGGACTTGCCATTGTCCTACGGCAAAACGCTTTACTACAACGAAAAGGAAGTCATGGCAGTCTGCACTTGGGAAATCTTACCAAAATGAACAGTTACAAGATCACTCTCGCCTTTTATGGCACACGTCGAGATGCAGAGTACCTTTATGACTTGATCTGCGACGGACTACCACGTTCAATAGGTGTGAACCTGTTGCCACGTCAAAGCGAAACAGAACAGAACGTCATTGTCTTCACGTTCATGATGGAGCAAGAAGCCGCCGAAAAATTCTTGCGTGCGAACTATCAAAACATGAGACAGTTCGACTGCGCCTTCGATCTGAAACTCGTTGGCAACGGCACAGAGCGCCAGGAAAATTTCCACCCGTGTGTCGGATTCAACCTGGACACCATCATCAGCAAACCGTCAGACGAAGAAGTCTAAGAAGCCAGCGCAACGGCAAGGATCTTATCGAACGGACATGCTACGCCGGGGCAAGTATGACCGGCGTAGATCTCATGATGACCGACAATGTGGTTGCGGTCAATCGGGATCTTATAGCGTTTGCAAACGTCCGCTACTAATGCACCTAGACTTTGTATCTGTGCATCCGGCCACGGCTTACCATCGTCATAGCCCTCGTTTTCAATTCCAATGCTGTAGCAATTTGGATTCACTCCGTGCTGCGGATTCTTACTCTGATCGTTCCAGACACACGGTGCAGGAATACCAGCGTGCCATGCTACTTTGTCTTCGGGCACGTGAGCGTAAACTTGCCCTGCCTTTGAGACAGAATAGTGGGCCGACACATGAGCGTTGGGATTTGCAAACCATGAGATAGTTGCGTTTTCAGTTCCGGCTTCAACGTGAATTACAACAAGCTGGATTGGATGTCGAGTGCCACCGTAATTTGCAGAAGATGCTGGTTTTGAGATGATATTCATGCCTGTATTTAGGGCACAAAAACATTAGGGCGGCAACCCCGGTAGCGATGAGGATTGCCGCCCATTTTCTCTTAAACTAACCAATTTAGTGTTGACTCATTTTTCAAATATGAAAAACAAATCAACGGCATTCAAACAATCATTTTTCCTAAGTGTATTCACAGAATGACCGTCAGCCTGTTTGTAATCACTGTCACCCGGCAACGGATACATCCTAGTTGCAGCCCGATGAACAGCGTGGACGTTTCTACTTTGAACCGAGGCCGCTTTCAGCCTCCACGAGTTGCCAAATCACGAAACGGCCAACCACGGATCTAGCTCTCTTTGGTTCCATCATATCATGAGTATGCGGAACCGTCAAATCGGAAATTATTTAGCCCTCTTGACAATTGATGTATCTATGTGGTAATCTTGAAATTGATGAAGACACTTGCACACGAAGATTACCTCATCTGGCAGTCGATCTACGAAATGACCGACTTCCAAAAGGAAGAGGTCGATACCATCTGTACCTCGTTGATAAACCTGGGGATGAGTGCAGAAACCGCCAGAGTCCAGGCGCTCTGCTGCTTCCGTGATGGACGAAAAAGTTGAAAAGGCGAACAAATGACCATCAAAGCAAAGCTCTCGCATCCGTTGATCCCGGACTACACCGACAAGTTCTTCGAGTTTGAAGTCATCGGCTATGGCGTCCCGGCAGACTGCCTGAATCATCCGTGGTACCAACTTGGTGGCCGATATGCCAACTGGTACTACATCAACTCCGCTGGCTGTGCTCAGATCTATGACGTAGACTGCCCGCCATCCAAACACCCGGAACCGGCCCGTCTCATCGTCGCTCCGGTGATAAGTGAACGCATCTATCTCATCCCGGCCAACGAAGGCGACTTCCGCAGACGCTATTGCAAGCTGTTGGATCTACCCGGTGTTGCACAGTGGGGTCCAAATGTTAAGGTGCATTTTCCGGGGGATACAATCGAATTATGACCCTCAAAGAACACGTTCAAAATCTAATGCAGGACGGCGAAAAGTTCATCGAAGTCAGTCCGTTCTGCTACATGCGCCTGATGGCCGATGGCAGCGCAATGATTTACAAAACCGACTTGTTTAAGTCCAACGATTCGGAATCCATCATAGAATCCGTCGAGATGCCCGATGGTAACGCAATTGTATACAAAAACAAGGCCAAGCCGAAGCCGCAAGAAATGATACTCTCCCGGCACGATCTGGAATTCATCAAGCACATGGCGTTGCCTGTGCCGATGTTCACACCAGAGCTAGAAGAAAATCGTGACGTTCACACAGAGCACTGCTGCGTCATCCACGGCTGCAAATACGGCAAAGATGATTGCACAGTCACCACAGACACCAAGCGCCAATCGCACGCCTGTGAATCATGCCACAACGACGCCGAAGGCTTTTGTGGCTGGCGTGAAGCACCGGCCCCGCCAGTGTACGTCATCACAAAGATCATTGAGACGTGCGGCGCTTGTCCTTCGCAGTGGAGCGCACGCACGGATGATGGCCGTTACGTCTACATTCGCTATCGTCATGCTCATCTCCGCATTGACGTAGACGATGATACCCGACACGAAGAAGATTTCTTGTCCGAATACGGCAGCGACGGTGTTCTGAGCTTTGAAGAATTGCAACGCCGCTGCGAAGGCTTCATGGATTTCAGCGGAGCTAAGTGGGTAGAAACGAGCGACGAAATATGAACTCATTACCAAGACGACACAAAGAAACTTTCCACCAAGTGTTGTACAACCTGGACGATCAGGTGATTGTACGTAACCTTGTGGAAGACCTCATGCCGGAAGAAGTAAAGGCGGAAATCTTACGGCGGTTCAACTTAGATGTGGACCGCTACAATGCCGTGGTTGACCAGCATCAACGAGAAGATGCCCTGGAAGCGGCCAAAATTTTCGGAAAAGGAATCTAACATGGAATCCATACAGAAGAAATTCACAACGTCCATGGGAAAGGCCAACACCTTCACCCTAGTCAAAGGCGACATCGCAACCGTTCCGGCACAGGCCATGATTACGTCCGTCAATCCTGGCGGCGCATGGTGGGGAGCCATCGACAACCTGCTTGACGTGGCTTGCGGAGCACCGAAGTACACCAGCGACAATCAATTCCACAACCAGATCCATGCGTTCGCCGGTCGCCGTGGCGGTCTCAGACAAGGCGATGTGATCGTGGCGAAAAAGCAAAAGCCGCACACTGCCAAATTCGAGGATGTCATCTTCGTGGTGGACGAGCCTTCGGGTCCGCTGAGAGATGTCGTTTACGCCGCATTACAGGCCGCTGGTGAGGCTGGCTACACGTCGGTGAGCCTTCCGGCCATCCGCTGTGCCGTGATGCTTGGTGTGGTCGAAAAGGACGCACAGACGGCAGTCGGTGAATTGCTCCAGGGCGTCACCAACTACTTTGCCGACTACCCGGAAAGCTCCATCTCGAATACCATCTTCGTGATCTATTCGAGCGGCGAAGTGTTCAACCTGTTGCAAAGCTCAAAGCTGCTGAAATAGTTGATACATCTATTGACAAACGGTGGTCGGCTCTGGTAGAATGGATTTGTATGCTAAACTACGAATTTCGCTACACAGGAAACTTCCGCAACGGAACGACCACCGTCTCTGTCAACAGCGATTGCTATTCCACGGAGTTGGAATTTGCCGAAGGTCTGGCGCAGCGATTGCGAGAATCCATTCCCTTCCCGGTCGAATCCTTCGGGAAACCTTCGATGCACATCCTTGGCGGCATCCGGCACAAAGGTGTCATGTCTGTCGAAATGAGCATCAAATCCTTACTGTCCGACGAGACGATGAAGCAAGCCTTTGCCGGTGCTGGATGGTTCAGTACGCTCGAATACATCTTGGGATAACATCATGGACAACAAAATCAACATCGTCGCCGGTAAGTTCGCTGGTGAGACATTCCACGGCACAAAAAATCAAATTATGCTTGCCAAGTACGGCTGGCGTTGTGTCGAGCGCAAGAAGAACGGCTGTGTGCGGATTGTGCATTGGCTCGATCCCATCGGTGGGGAAGTGTGGACTCAAGGTACCGCCGTCACGATTCAACGAGAGCGCAACAAGGAGAACCGCAATGCACGCACCAGTAATTGAAGTCTACTTCGATCCGGCTGGACACGTCGGCTGTTTTCGAGCACGTCTTCGTGACGACCACGGTTGCCATTCTGCCGGGAGAATTCCAGAGGAAGCCGTAGAAAGTTTGCTGCGAACCATCAAGTCGTTCCAGGTGGTTCACAACGGACAGCAGTTCGACGGCCAGGATGCCTATTTCGGCCTTCCACTGACCACCAGCGCTTACCAAATCATCCGGCTGGCATCATACGGTGGGAAGGCTCTTCCGTGCGAATGGAACGCCCGCTGCATCGCACAAGAGGTAGACGAAGTGGAAGCGCAACGCACCGCCAGTTCAATGGTTGCGTACATGCTTTATGGTCCACTTCGCAATCGTTATTAGGAGCCATATGAAACTCTGGTTTGAACAACTCTCGTACACTGTCTGCATCAAGGGCATCTATGCCTGGAGACTCTACTACCTTCGCAGTAAGGCACGGCGACAGGTCGAAGCCTTGCGGAAGTTCACCGGCAACCATTTGACTGACTATCCGATCAGTATGGTGACGGCGGCATTACAAACTGGGATCAGCGACCTCAACGAGCAACTGTTCATCATCGGCACCGCCAAGACGTTCGATGAATTTTTGAAACTCGACTCAGAACGGGTGCTTCGCAAGATCCTGGACCAAGCCGACAAGTTCATGCAGGAAGCGAATGACTTTCTGACAAGCGTCGGAGAGATCAAATAATTCAAGCACTTGCCGACCGGAAATCTGGACTTTGTAAATAGTATAGCACCGCCTCTCCAGAAACCATGAGAATATGGCGAGTTGACGCACTCCAAATCCTTTGCTACAATAAAATCATGGCAACACCAGTACTTGCTTTTCCAACAGATCCGTTCGCAGAAATTGCAGACCTTGCAGAACTCACAGGATCTCGAATCCCTGACACATGAATCCATTGATGAAGCAATCGTTTAGCAGTTCCTCTTCGGCTGCGAACCAATCGACTTCTGGCGATCCTTCCGGGCATCCCGCTCCTGCCATAATTCATGGGCACGAACGGCGATCCGACCACCAACGATTTGACAGCAACCAAGTAGTGTGATAGAATGAATTTGTAATCGGCGGGTAGCTCAGTGGCAGTCGGTGGGATGAAAGTCTCATCGTGACAGAGCACATCCGGTCAGAGTGCAGTTTGACGACGACCAACACGGATGAGGTCGGGGCGTTCGATTCCCTCCCCGCTGACCAAAACTTAAAGGAAGTACTGTAACCATGCAGTGGCGAGTAAGAACGCCAAAGTCGAAAACATCAAAGCCAGCAATAACGGACAAACTACTTACTGGCTTCCCACACCCAACGACAAACGTCTCACTAACATTGCTGAAGGCGATACCGTAACTCTTGGTGGTCGCCGCTGCGGTAAATGGGGAGAGGCTGTCGTCCTGAAGAAAACTATCACCAAAGCTGGTACTAGTCTGGTGATTCAAGCGACAATTTTCTAATGTCAACCGGGTCCAGCAATCATAGCAAATTCGGAAAGCTCTTCCAGTTTCGTTGGAAGGAAGCACTTGGCAGACCTGAGTGCCCGTATCTTTACCGTTGGACTCTCGTTCTCTTCGGTTACACCATCAGACTCCATCATTGGATCAAATCCGATGACCGGCGCTTTTTCCACGATCATGCCACCAATTTCGTCTCCATCATCCTCAAAGGTCGCTACAAGAATATCACACCAGATGGGACGTTTGAGGTTTCTGCTGGCTCTGTGTGGCGCTCGACGGCAACCAAACGGCACTACCTGGACATTCCAAAGGAAGGTGCCTGGACTTTGCTATTGTGCGGCAGACCCTATCACAAGTGGGGCTTCTACGTCAACGATCATAAATGGCGTCCGCTCCGGTATTTCAGCAAATTCGGAATCATTCAAGACGAAAATTACCAATAAGTGCTAAATACCCGCACTATGAAAACCCCAACAAATGAGCAGATTACTCAGCGTGCTCACCAATTGTGGATTGAACGTGGAAGTCAACACGGCCACCACGAACAGGATTGGTTAGACGCTGAAAAAGACCTTACTCAAGAAATGAGCAATGCAGCATCCGCAGTAGAAAAGAAAGAAGAACCGATTAAACCTCCGTCCGTCCCGCCAGCCATTCCACCAGTTCCCGGCAAGAGAGACGTACTCAACTAACAAAATCCACTTCGTTGACATGAACAAACGTGGGAAATGTTAAATGTGAAAATTGGACGGCCACCGCTTTCGATCCAACTTTGGCTTGAATCCCAGGCCAGACTTTTTGTACCCGTTCGTCGGTGGCGTCCAATACTTCAAGCTCCGTCCCTTTTGGAACGAATTGACCGGCCATATTCAAACCATATTTGAGTCGCACTGTCACGCCTGTATTTAGGCTATTTCATGCAGAGAGCGCCGTCTTTGATCCACGAGTACGCAACCGTGCCGTCTTGGAAAACAACAAGTTGGCGTACAAAGTCCAGATCGGGATCATGCTTGGTGACGTAATCGGTCATGCGAAGGATTGCACCGTTGTAGTCGTAGACGCCGCCGCCCCAGACGTGACCGTGGCAGAGCTTCGCCTGGGTTCTCAACCACAGCCGGATAGTTGCCAGACCCCAACGAGATGGCGTGTATTCGCTTCTGGAGCCATCAGGAAGGCCCACAGGCCAGGAAGTGATGTTGTCGGACCCCATCGCTATCAGACGCTTCACAGAGGCTTTATACGTATACCAGGAGTCAACCTCTCCCCGGCGCAATAGCAACGTCGTGCGGACGCCGATTCCGTGCATTCGGATATTGGCGAAGATGTCTTCAAATTTTGGGTAGCCGAATGCCTCTTGCGGAATGAACGACATGTGTTCTGGAAACGGTTTGTTGATTCCGTAAGCCGCACCTTGCCGCCAACGATCCACGGAGTGAACGGAAATTGCAATGTTCGTCAGTCCAAGACGCTTCCATTCAGGCAACCACTTGTTGCAATAATCTCGGTCGCCTAGCAGGATGCCATTCGTGAATAGGTTGACATTCGGCATGTAAGCGCCCTGTGCCGCACATTCAGAATAAACATCCAATGCCTTGGTAATGGCCCGTGGATCGCAAGTCGGTTCGCCGGAACTAGTCAGCGACAGCGACCAGCCACCGTACCGGGCGCACAGCTTGATTGCCGATGCGTAGTTCTTCCAATACAAAGGGGAAACGTCAAGAGCTTGCGGCCTAAGATACGTCCCGGCGCAGAAGGGGCAGTTGCCATTGCACGCCCCATTGCCGATCACTGCCGATACGCTGTAAATTTTTTCGATGCACGCCATGTCAATATCCTATCACGAAGTGCCGTACTTCACCGTGTCCATGCCGATCTTATCCATGAACTCTTTGAAAGAGTTGCATGATTTTAGTGCCGTGAAAGTGCGTTCCAAAGCGCTGCTATAATTTTCAGCCTCAACATAAAGGACAGCCATTTCATTCATTTCGGTACGTGCGCCGACCGGAATTGTGCGGATGTTGATTTCGATATTGTATTTCATCTAACAAAGATCCACAACGAACCGTGCCGCCATTGCTGCGATCTGGATTGCTTCCAGCCGCATTTCACTTTTCTTTCGTAGGTTGGACTTCAATCTTATGTGCTCCCACAGTTCATCAACCTCTTCGAGAATGACTGCGTAACCCTCGTGACAGGATCGCATTCCGCCATGAAGATCCACAGCCCGACGCAGTTCCTTTTCGACTGCGGTCATTACTTCGGCAATTCCATCGTTTTCATCATTTTCGTCGTTGTCGCCAGCTTCATCGGCTAACTTGGCGAAGTAGTCTTCTTGTTTGCTTTTTGCATTGCGGGCCTTGTCTTCTTGGTCACGCAACTTGGTTTGCTTTGTCTGCTTCTTTTTGCTGTTAGCACCCATTGATTTTTTCCCTTTCTTCTTTTTACAAGTGTGGAGACCTTTCAACATCGGGTTTACACATTGAGCACACGGAACTTGTGAACAGTATTCATCTTCAAACTGAAACTGTCCGTCTGGATACTTAGGAGTCTTTTTCGGTTTCTTCATCTTCCTCCTTCTTTCCCGACTTGTTTAGTAGAATTCCGAAATACATGCCAGCCACAACCGCCGTTGCAGCCGGTGTGATTGCGACGGACCCGACAGCGAACACTAGACAAAGCGCTGCCACGGTCATTAAAAGAAATCCTGTTACATTAGTCATAAAAGTTTCAACTCTCCTGTAATCTTGTCAATCTTGTCGGCCCAATCAGGACCAATAGCTAGGCAAGTAAACGTTGGTTCCTTAAACTCTGTGAGACCGGCGTCTTTAATAAGATGCACATTCAGACCAGCATCATATGCTTTTTTATTGATTTCCATCAATTCCAATTCTGAATCGACCCGGACACAGATCTTTGTCATGCCTTCTGTCAACCATTGGATCATGACTTTTGACGGCCCGACATCATAAAGCACAGATTCAAGTGTGCATTGAATCGAAGCGTGCGCAGCCTGAGCACACATCTTACCTTTGCGCATGTTCAAGTCGTTTCGCATGACGATACACTGTTTTATTGCCCTGTTGATTTCAGCCATCTTATTCTCGCTTTACTCAAATTCTGCCGATGCTCTAAACTTTTTGGTTTTCCTTGCATTGACTTTGAGCGTCTGTTCTTTTCTTCCTCTGTCTGTACTCGACCTTTGTTGGCCTTATGAGCAGCCAACAAACAATTTTTCATGACTTCCGGCGACCGCTTCATTCCCCTTGTAGAAGCATTTCCGCCAGCGGAGATATTTAATTCATTGATCGTGCCAAGCGTTTTTATCCAATAAATTTCTCGTTGATCTAAGTCATCGCAGCATTCCAAAATCTTACATTGGAATGCTTGTGCTCCATACTTTCGGATTGCATTCGCTAGTTTGGTTTTCCCATTGCGTTTGACGGCGTAATACACATGGTCAGTCCATCGGTACTCGACTTTCTTTTTGCAAGTTTGCCCCACATAGCGTTTGCCTGTCGGAACACAAGTTATTTCGTAGATGAATCCCATTGTGGCTATTTATACCACAACAATGACTTACTTGCCATCCGACATGTATTTGGATTGCTCTTGCTCGCCCATCTTCGCAAAACAGTCTTCACAGATGGAATCCGGCTGCGTGCGTTTTCTGGCACGGTGGCGTTGCACTTTTCGCAGACATAGCCGAAATTTCTTAGCTGGTCGTCGGTCATATTCCATACCGTTCCTGCCATTCCATCTCTCGGTCGCAGTCGTGATACTCTTCTATGCTTAACGACCCGCCACAACGAGAACACTGATTTGATGAACCACCGTGGAACGCTTTCAAATCTCGCATGGCAGCATCCGTGTCAGTTTTGTAGTTGAAATATGGATCGTAAGTCTGGTCAAGAGTCGGCGGCAAGTGGCAATCGGATGGAATGTCCGTACACTCTGGGCAATCACGAATTTCGTCGTCTGCTCGAACCCGATCCAAACCATAACCCATGTAGCCGTCGCCAACAGAGACATGAATTTTGCCGGTTCCACCGCATCGGTGGCACTTCGTATCGACAACACGCACGTCTAATTCACGTTCGCACTGCTTTAGAAGCTCTTCACGACTTACACTCACAGCAAAGTCTCCACCCAGGTGTCAGGATCGGCGTAAACAGGACCACGATCATGGAAACCACATTCAAAACACGTAACTTCGACCATCGGAGTGCCATGTTCAACCCATTTTACGATGGTGGCCGACACATGATCGCACCTTTCTTGCTTTTTTTGATGAAATGGACAGTCATCAATGAGGTTATAAAGCCATTGAAACACGTTTTTACATTCCTTTGAGTGCAGTTAGTAAGTCTTTGACCACTAACAACTCTCTTTTGCATCGTTGTAATTCACGTCTGTACTTTTGGTCGCCTTCTGTCCGGTAATAATCGTAATCCGGCCCGACGTAGAGACTATCTCTGAGGATTTTAAGCCCGGTCCTCACTAACCGGGCTTCATCCTTCGTCAAATTGAACCGCTTTTTCACAACTTTGTATGTCCTTCGACGCCACGAGCGATTCTGTCCTTCGTGCGCTGTTGTAGAAGCTCCAAAGCAGCCTCAGTGTGGTGCAAAGCCATCGCATTTGCCGCACATGCGAACGGTCCCGCCTGGAAACACCGCAGCCGGTCAATCACGATGGCCAAAAGCGTCTCTTGCGTGACACCATTGACGCCATATTCCTGGATCGGCCCGTTTTGAAATGAGATACGGTTGGTTACGCCTCTCCCATTTTCACCCTCGAACGCAATCACATATTCGTGATTCGCTCCACCTTGACCCGGCTCGTCCAAAACTTCAATTTTTAACTGCGGAGCGTGGTCGCCTTCAACTATATGATCGTTTACTAACCGCATTTTCCTTCCCGCCGTGAGTTAGACGGCTTAATACTCTGATAACTGTTCGCTGGTGACGAATTCAAAGCGTACTTGTTCCGGTGGACATCCGCCTTCAGCTTCTTCCATAGTTAGCAGCCCTTCAATGATCGTACACGGATTTTCTTCATCTGCGTAGATCATAATCTTGTGCTTTTCGCACAAAGCCTTCAAATCTTCTGTGATTGCTTCGACGTTCATTCATTCCTCCACTTGTACTGGTTTGTTGTCGGCATAAACCCAATATGATTCTGTCTTCACTTCGTAAGAGAAAATGTAGTCACGGTTGTAATAGGTCTTGTTGTCGGCCAAAATCCAGCGGTTGTCCATCGTACTGGCCAGCCGCCCTTCAGAATCCATTGTCCAACCGCCACCTAATGCTTTTCCCCGGCGAGTGATGGTAATGAGATCGCCACCAAGCAATATAGCTTCGGCAACACTGATCCCCACATCAAACTTTTCAGGTTTGAACGCATCCTTGGTCCAAGGCCAACAGATCCACCACTTAAGTGAGTCGAAAAGAGTCATATACACAGCCTTTTTTCTACAAACTGTTTTGCGTTGTCGGTGGCGTCGTAGTATAGAGCTACTTTTTGATCGTTGATGCGGACTTCTTCAAACTTTCCACCAACCCACATAATAGTGGCTCTTACTCTACCATCATCTTCGACATAATACTGATCGCCAGCCGATTCAATCCACGTCATGCTAGTCTTCCATTCCGAAGTAATGTTCCCAACCTTCTGTGCCAAAGAAGTCATCACATGATAACGGGTTCAATACCTTCTCGACCAATTCGATTAGCAATGCTTTGGCGGATTCAGGACAATTCTCTCCGAAATCCTTCAATCCTTCGCAAATTTCATTGAGTGTATCGACCGTACCAGCTTCACTCATCTTCTTAATGTTCTTAGCTGTCATAATTTTTTCTGCACTTCCTTCAGGCCGTCTTCAAATGACTTATACGGGCCTATGTTGTCGTGGAATGTGTTATTGTAAAAGAACCAACCGGGTGCATACGGAGATGCGTACCATACTCCATCTTTATGCTTCATGGCTCCCGACTTGAGAATTGTCCACTCTGGCGACTCCGCTGATTTCCTGTTTCGTTGTTTCGTTGGTGCCTGACTCGATTCCGACGACGCCTTCACTTTCTTCATTCGGGGAACTCCGATACAGCCTCTCAAGAAAAACAACTTCATTGTGACGCTGTACGATGCTGGCTAGAGTTGGCACCTGGATGCCAAGGAGATTCACCAACGTTTCATTCTCATTGTAAATTGCAAGCAGAACACTTAGTTGTTTCTCATTGAGGTCAGTATTCGACAAAGCAAGCATATAGCTTCTCTGGTTTGTTATTGCTGCAACTAAGGACTCAATGGAAATGGCTTTACGCATATTGATTATTTACAGCCGCAATCTGTGTCACCATCCTCCAGGTTTATGAGAGCACAGTAAAGGATCGTATCACCTTCTTTTTCACGGACTTCTCGCATCGCATGATGAAAATCACGAGCAACATCCCAACGGTCTTCCACGTGTGTGATGAGCGACGGAACCTTCTTGTCCGACAACGAAAGAATGATGCTGCGATGCCCTGCCATTTCTACCCTAGTATCTCACGGTTCCGAATTTTGTCAATTATGGCCGGTGGAACAGCGACCCGGCACGTCATATCGACATGTTTGGTCTTCAGATATTCATGCCAACAACTCATCGCCTCAAGCGCAGCTTCGCCGTCCCATTCAATTGTGTTGCTGCCGTTGAACGTTCCGTAAAAGATTGCCGTGGCGCTGTTGCCAGCAAATCTGAAATCCCACGAAACTACATGGTCAAACCACGTTTCCATCTTCCTTCACATATTTGGAGACACGCTTCAAAAATTCTTGTGTCACCTGGAGACCGTTCCCCCAATTCACGATGTAAAACATGTCGTCCTGCACCCGCATCGGCCCGTCGTCAAACCAAGTGCCAAGCAGACCAAACAGCATTTCGTTCGTGTTGAGTTTGTTCTTCACGTAGTATTCGTAAAGACCGGCGAACGTAAACGACCAGTTTTCGGCGTCGATAGACTGTAAGTAACGAATCAAATGCTCGGCAGACGTTTCCAGTTCTGCTTTGCCAAACGTACTCATCAAGCCGGTTGACAGATCGACATCAGATGGAGAAAATTTCATTTGAACACCTTCGGCGGCGGCACTCGTATTGCAGTAAGAGCGTCTTCAATTTTGGACAGCATCGCCGGATCGCCACCATTTGCTTCAATATGGTCATGCGCTGCTGCTAGTGTCCAGTACAAGCATTTCATTACGGAACTCTTCATACGGCGGCTTCTCATTGACAATGCCGGTACCTTTGCAGTTGAAACATTCAACCATCTTAGGCTCCGGTGCGTTGGAATTATAAGAGTACCGATATTTGCCTTCGCCTTGGCATATTACACAGATCATCGTCTCCCGCACTCCCCGCCCCTTGACACACGTATTTCATCAAGCAATTCGTCATAGGGCACGTCGTCTTTAGTGAGACCATACTTCGCCAACACTTCATCTAAGGCAGAGGACTCCCACATTCCCATCCCTACGTCCGGGCAGAGATCGTCCATATGCAAAATGCCCAATGCCAATTCGACAATGGGCACTGCTACCGTCTTGATCGGCGCTTGCTTCCCGCAAATCTCCAACAATTCATCTCGTGACGGTCGCCTCATTTTAGTTGACGAAGGCTTTCTTTTCATATTTGTGCAACAACTCTTGCGCTGCTGCCAATGCTACCGATTCGTGAAGATCGAGGCGTTCCATCTCTTCGACACAGCCTCTCAACGCCATAATAAGAGCCACCACGTCATCTACAACAGACTGTGCAACCACGGCGCTGATCTTACACGCTGGACAACCATCTTTGACGATTTTGACAGACTTGTTTCGGTCCATACAACGACACTGCGAAATTACAGCGCCGCAAGTACACACTTCAACTGAATGACCACACATAGCTATTTCCTACCTTCGTAATCTGTGATCGCATCCGCTACGATGCTGTTAATGTCAAATGTGTCGGCACCTTCTCCCAACACTTCAGTAATCAAGTCATAGACTCGATCTTCCCACCCGGCTTCGTTTTCGCTTTCAAAATTCATAAATCCTCGTATAACCTCTCTGCTCGTTGCAATTTCTTTGCGCCAGCATCACCAACAAATTCTTCTACACAAACCGGCAGACAGTTGACAGCACCATACAGCACACTGATTGCTTCGTGCGCTGCCTTAAGTGCTTCCTCCAACTTCTGTTCCCTCGTCTTTGTCTTTTTTGCAGCCATTTTCTTTGATCCTCGTTATACAGGCCCGTAAAAATTCACTAAGGGAATCTGTCTTCTTTTCAATAAGTCGGCTCAGTTCCGGCAACATCTCAAATTCTAGTAAGATAAGAGGGTTAGGCTCTCGCCCGAAGACGCTGAGAAATTCAACCTCATTGAAACCGAGTGTGTAGAGCAGTTCTTCGGGATGGAGCCACTGATTGCGAACGTCTTCTTTCCAATTCTTGATATGGAAATCACGAGAGGTTTTTCCCTGGACGTACTTTGCAAGCAATTCAGGTTCGCTGGAGTGAGTAGGCAGGGCTTCGCCGTAAGTCTCCCATCGTAACATGCACTCAGCAGCCGACAGTCCGTTTGCATCGTAGCCAAACTTGGGACGGAGGAAATCGTTGGTAATCCATTCAAGATAGTGGGTGAGTGCATTCTGATATTTCTGCTTGATTCTCATTTGGTTCTACTTGATGTTCCCAAAGTTGTAATTGCTTCGGAGAACGACTTACAACGCCACGAAGCAGACACGAATCTGCATTTTTCTCCTTATCGTTTCGTTCGTAAATCATGTCGGCAATCCGGTAAGTCTCGTTGATGATTTCCTGATTGGCCGTCTCTGTCTTATGGACGAGGTAAACCATTCCCGGCATGAACTCAGTCGCAAAGAACTCTTCTTTCGGAAACCGATTTTGCAAGTGTTCCATTACGGAGGTTGCCGTTTCAGCCTTGAAAACGATATTGATAACGAGATTCATTGGTTCATCCCTCCATGCGCCGTGCATAGCCTTAGTCTCTAATGTGAACTGTTTCTTGCGGCCCACAGTGGAAGCACCAGTACGGATACTTGTCGTGGTAGGTTTTCAACAACCGAATGGAAAGGCACCCGCACTTGCAGACGATGAACTCTTTCGGTCCTGCCGGTGGATGAAAAGCGTATTGCCATCTTCCTGGTAAGTGGTCGGCTGGTACCGGGTTTTGAATCCAATCGCTTGTGTCTTCTTCGACCTGGACTTCCAAAGCTGGAGTCCGGTCCATATGAAGAATGTCTTCAGCTTGTTGAAAAATGTCTAGCATTTGATAAGTCCAAGACACCACAACACAAAAAGAATCAGAAGGACCGTTTCACATCCAATACTGTCGCCATGACACTCACTACAATCACAGCAATTACAACCACGTCTGTGTCTACTCATGCTTCATCCTCATCCCAATCATCGGCTTCACTTTCTTCTGACGCCGCAAGAAGGTCCACATACCCGTCATCTTCCGTCCACATGACGAAAGGCCCTTGTCCGGTCCCAAGCACAAACAAACCAACTTCTTCGTTGAAACCGACGCCTACGCTGCAACCATACGAGAACGGATCGAAGTCAGGATTGCGAAAGTTGTCTACGACTTCACGAACGGTCTGGTGCATCTTGTCGTAATACTGCGACCACTTATCCGATCCAATCAAGTCACGCTCCAGCCGGAATGGATCAAGCGGATCGGATGCGCCGGTCTTACCGTATAGGAGTTGTTCTGTTTTGGTCGGCTTCGGCATATAAGACTCTTTCTTCGACCGGACGTAACGGTGTCGCACAAAGAAACGCACTGTCATTCGTCACGTTGAAAAACTTCAGCTTGTAGTCGTCTGGAATGACACCATCTCGCCCAGTCTGATGGAAGGGCAGGGAAGAGCATTCTCCTACCGGCGTGACGAATTGCGGAACCTGAGATACCAGTTCCCGGAAGATCTTGGCTTGTGGCGTCTCCATCACTTCCATCTTGACCTTCACTTTGCCGCCGTCCAGGAAGCTGTAGGACACGATATGGCCGACAACATGGTCTAGGCGCAGGTACGGGTCGTAAGTGTCGCTGTAGGCCACGTAAGGCCCGTGGTAAGGCATTCCACGGAACATCGACTCCCAAATTTCTTTCCGGTACACATGCCCGTTCACGTTCAGAAAACAGTCGCCAACAATACATTCATAAAACTTGGCATTGCTGACGAACTTCTCAGGGAGTTTTCCGATTTTTTTGGGTTGCGGCTTTTCCAGCGGCTTCGGAATTTCACTGGTTTTGGTAGTCGGGCCGAAGGCCCGAACGCCTATGGGGGTATAGCCCGATAGCCGCCAGACTCGATAAAAATGACCTACGGTTTGTATGATCCACAAAGCACTCCTATCACAAAGCCAAGCACTGTGCTGAACAACATCAGCCAACACGTAGCTGGCCCACTCACCGGCTTGAACAGCCCGCCACTATTCATTTTTGCTATTCTGGTGTTTCAATCCAGCGATCAACACCGTCACCACAAAGCAAAGAAATATTACCCACACAGCCGCCGCATTATCAGGCGTAAAAGGAAGTATTGTCATAAACTCATTCTACCACCGAAGTCGAAAACGTCAATTTACAGGCACCCAATCTCCGACCTTCTTTACGATTTCTTCCGGCACGGACACCAACATGTCACCCGGCTTCATGCCGAATTTCTTCAACATAAACGCCTCTTGCAACGCAGCAATGCGCCGGTAGACGGAATCGCCCCGTGCCGTCTCCCGTTTCAATGCCTTCCACGAATTAGAATTAGCTAGTTCGATCTGCTTGTCCAGAGACCGCTGGTACTTGCCGATAAAATATAGCATGTCCTGGAAATCGTCGTCGTCGCCGCTCTTCTTTTTCATAAGTTATGGATGGTGCGTAATAGAATCGGGCTTCTGTCGATCCGCAGAGACCGTCGCCGTAACAGTCTGACCTTCTCCCGGACGATCACCCTTAGTCACACTGTAATTCACAGCCTTTGTGACGTACCCTCTGTGGTCAAGCCAGTCTGAAACAGCCGCCGTCAAGTCGGCTTCGTTCAACGTCAAACTTATGTGCATGTCATTTCCCACTTTTGTTTATGTGCTCATGGAACTGCTCCATAAGCCAGCAGAACAACAACCCGGCGACGATTCCTGCAATTATAGAGATCATTCCTTTTTCCGTGCTTCTTCGAGTCGTTGTACCAGCGCTTCCGCAACTTTCTTTCTCGGCTCATAGTCCGCATAGAAGCCAGCGTATTCGTTCCGCAGCCGTTCGATGACTAACAATGCGTTGAAGTATTCATTCTTGCCGCCCTTTATCAAAGCAGCATTGCAGTCCCGGCAGACATAGCTCTGGTGCCCACCATAAGTTCCGCTCCAGTAGCCGATTGTATCTCGGTCTGCACAATTGCTGCAATAACACTTATTGCATTCGATACAAGTGCGCCAGCCGTTTTCTTTACCGCAGACATCGCAGTAGTCAACTTCTACTTCAACCGTTCGTTTCATATGTAATCCCGTTTAGATATGGCAGTCAACGACAGTCAGTAGAGCGTCGTCAGACAGCGAGTCGATCAGAGCGTTGAACTGACCGTTCCATTCGCTCTGTTCCTTTTCGTTCGACACACAGGCAAACCAACCCATCTTGCCCTTTTCATGCCAGTTGCCGTTTTCGAGCACCGCAAAGGTCGTAAAGGCCCGGTCACGTGCAGCCTGGACATATTGCTCCCGTGTCTGTGTGAGCAAGTCGCCGTACCCTTCCCACATACAGCGGAAGTCTTCGACGGCCATCAGAGCTTTCTCCGTTGGCTGTGCCCGGTATTCCTTACGTGCAGCATCGACAACCTTTTCCCGCAAGTCCGCAGTAAGTTCCGACTCATCGTCAGGTTCTTCTTTGGGCAATCCGGCTTCCGCCAATGCCGCATCCAGGATCGCATCAAAACTGACATAGCCCGGATTCTTGGCGAGAATGTCGTGGAACAGGTCGTGCTTCGCACCGGCCTTGTCACCAGCCACAGAGCGCATTCCTTCGATGTCAATTTCACCCTTTCGAGCTTGATCGGCATGTCCAGGTTCAGTCGGCTCACTGCCCCACGACGGTGTGCCCTGTACGCCAGCATTCGCAGCTTCCGGCTTCATTTTGAAGAAACCGTTCCACCGGCCACCAATCTGGTACCAGTCCCATTGCGCTTCTGGGTTCGTCCGGGATACCGTCTTGATAACTTCACCCACCTTAGTTACCAACGTGTAGCCGTACTTGTGTTTTCCGGCAAGATCGGGCTTCTTTCCATAAGGCACGATCTTGTGGCCGTAGTAGCCTTCAATCCATTCCGCAAACGGGAGAATTTCGGAAGACGGCACTTCACACTCAGACCATCCCTCTGGCATCACCACGATCATGGTCCGATAGCCCTTGCCGTCTTTCCAGTCGTGCGAGGTCCAACGCAGCTTTCGACTGCCACCAGAACCAGCAATCGGACCAATTTCTTTGGTCTCTTCCGGGGTCGGCTCACGCAAGAAACGCTTTTTGTATTCGCCCTTCTTGGTGAATTTGCTTTGGAGCTTGCCAGACGGAGACTTGACACGTGTCTCGGTGTCCTTTTCGTAGCTCTCTCTGGCTTCTTCCGTCTTGTCTACTTCGACTATGTACTGGTCATCTGCGCCAGTACATTCAAATTCGTGAAAAGGGGCGAGTTGCCCTTCTACATCTTCACCAACTACAAGAACAGTGAAATGACTCATGCGTCCAGTGTAGCAGATTGCTTTTGTGCTTGCAAATGCGCTCGAATGGCGTCTGCAATTTCAGGCGGGACCAACACAATACGCCGCCCCCGATGCTTCAAAAGATCGGCTATGCTGCGTCGGAGTGGATTGTTGTTATTGGGAAAATGCGGATCTAATTTTTGCTGTAAGTCAATAACCAATTGCCTTAGTCGTTCCAGGTCGATAGTCATGTGTCTTAATATTTACAAAGATCCCGTCTAGGAGAGATTTCGGCACGTTCACAAAGGTCACTGGTCCGTGACCTCGTGTCTCCGCTGTGAACACTTCTCCGTCTCGTGGATGCTCTACGTTGATGTCATGACTGTAGACAAAGCACAAATCGTTTTCAGCGCCTTCGGGATTGTGCCAATGAGATCTCACTTGAACCTAGACCTCAAGTCCAACATCACATCAAGCACCGCACACAGCCCTACTACAGAGAAACTTATCAACACCCACGCCATAAAAGCATTGGTGTGCGGGAGTATGTGTCTCAGATCAGGACTAATCGCCACAAACAGCCCACCAATCCAGTGCGACAGGCAGTAAGGACAGGACACGAGCTTGCCCCACATCAGACTCCGGTCGTACATCCGGCGTCGAAAGGCTTCAAGCAATGGTGTCGTCGCTATGGTAGTGGCACACGCAAATGTCGCCAGCGTCACCACAATGAATGCAAAGATCATGCCTTTATTTTAGCACGGGATTTCACCAGCTTTTTTACCGCTGGCCGTTTCTTCTTTGGCTTCACATAATCGGGGTCGTAACCAAAGCACCCCGATTTGTTGTAAAGATACGTTCCCACGAACTCGACTTTGGGCAACCATGCCTTTACCGTAGTCACCACTCGTGTCCTAGTTGCTCCCGTTGCTATTTGATCGTCCAAGAACACAAAGCGCAAAATGCTTTCGTCTCCCTCGACGGTGTAGCTGGAATGCGAATTGTCGGACGGCTTTCGCACCAGGATCATCTTTTTCTTCATCGCCGCAGACATGGCACCGCCCATCAGCGTTCCACTGTTCCCGGAAACCGCAAAGGCATCAAATTCTACTTCTTTCAGTTTCTTCTTGGCCGTGCGAATGTGACCCATGAATCTTTTTAGGTCGAACAACGACCTGAGGTAGCTTGAATGAATAGACATCGCCAGTAGATTACCACACAGCCATGGTGTTGACAAGTCTTGCTGATTCTAAAGAGGTTTTAGCGGCTTGCAGTGCCAATGGTGGCAATAGCTAGAACAAAATGCGCTCTAGCATTTTTCTCGTGCCCGTCGTAGCGACAAGCCGCTTTTGAGTGTGAAGAGACGGAGCACACCTACTGCTATTTAGAGATCGGAAGCCTTTGAAGGGCCGGGAAAGGCCAGCGGCTCTGTAGGGACTGGGCATGGCCCACAACACAGCCACGGGGCTAGAATCGCCAGGAATCGGCATCCTAAATTGACGTATAGCGGAACGGGCATATACTGGAAACATGTTGAAACCACAGGACAATACGACGCCACCAAAATTCTTCAAAGAAAAATTGATGTACCTATTGACAGATCCGATATGCCGTGGTATTCTGGGTTTGTAAGCGAGAGACAGAAACAAAGCGCACGGACGCAAAATGATGGGGGCTATCCGGATTTGAGTGTGGTTGACGAGGTAGTGAACTTCTCATCTGACTTCGGATTTTAGTGTGGCTGGAGAGCCAAGAAGGACGAAATGAATCCATATTACGACACCAACAACAAGCCCAACGAAGTTGGCTTGGTAAAGCTAGGAGAGCTTGACGAAGCCGATCTCTCCTACGAATACAACACGCTGCTGGTGGTGAAGCATGAGCCAACAGGCAGAATCTTCTACGCCACTGATTCTGGATGCTCTTGCCCGACGCCGTTCGAGGACTACCACTTCAGCGATCCCGACAATACCAACCTCGAAGAGATCAAGGTTGGAGATTCCTTCACGAGTTTCCAGCGTGAAGTAGAAGGGTTTCCAGTGCCCCAAGAGGAGCGGGGCGAATTACTGACCGTAGTTAAGGCGGCACTAAAAACCACACAGAACCAATCTCAGTGAGCGTGGCGAATGAAATGCGAAGCGACACACTCAAATCCGTATACCCATGATGGGGATGGCGGGCAGGACAGAGTTGGTGGACATTAAAAGCCTACGACACTGATCCGAAGCAATAGAGCGGCCCGCCATCCCAAAGAGAAAGGAAGTGAATCCATGATTTTTCAACCGGCTGTGAGGATATAACCGCTCGTCATTAGCCCATCTTCCCATACGAGGACGGCGATTCGAGCAAAGAGCGTGTGGTGCGAGGCATAGGAGGGTTAAAACCCGCCGCTGGTGTGCCCCAAGCTGAAACCTAATCCCCGGATATAGCCTGACATAGAGCAGGTAGGGTTGGAAAGAATTAACCAGCTTTTCAGTGTGCTCTGTCCTGCGGTTCCGCCGAAAGTGGGCCAGGAAAGGTTCTTGAATGAACCAAGCACTGATCGAAACGGCCTTTATAGCGGATGACATGTTGCGAAATGAGACCAGCCTTCGGACGTGTGGCAACGAGAGCTACACAGATGCGGCAAGTGGCTTACAGAGTATCAGCATGTGCTATCATTAGGCTTGGTACCTTCATCCAGGTGCCAAGTCGAACGCCAAGTGAGGTAGAGACATGCGCTAAAAACAACACACCTATTAACTTTCAATTTTTTATTATTTGAGTTTTGAAGGGCGTAGTTTTCACCACCGCTTCAGTGCAGTAAGACGACGGCGGGGTCAGATTTGAACCGGAGGGGAAACCCGTAGAAGGGACAAAGCTGATTGTGGAAATTACGCCTTTTGTGTTATTGTGGGGTATGGAACCTTGGATCACTGCGGACGGCTATGGGTATTGCGACGGCGAGGATTGCCTCTACACCGGCCCGATTCGACAGGGCTTCCAATTGAACCTCGACCCAAAGCTGGCTGAACTCTATCCCAATGGCAAGCCTGGGTATTACTGTCAGAAATGCTGGCTCGATCCTACTAAATTCCCAACTTCTTCTTAGCCCACTGCCCTAACATCGTTCCCAATGGCTTCGGTCTCTTGATCCCGGACACACCCGGCATCTTCCCCTTCGGCATCATTGCGTTCTTCTTCTTCACCAATGGTTTCTTTGGTTTCGCCAGGAACGGGTTCTTGTTCTTCTTGCCCGCCGTTGGCATCAAGGGGTTCTTCATCTTCGTCGGCGGCGCTAAGGCATTCAGGAAACCGCCACCCTTCGGGGCCTTCGGCGGCTTCTTGAACTTTGGTTTCATCCCACCCATCGACTTCATCCCACCTACCTTCTTCTGTCTGGGTATCACAGAGTTGATCTTAGCCCGTTTGAAGGACTTCGGGCCGGTTGTCGCTTCCTGGAGTATGAATTGGTCGAAGGTGAGCATTTTTACAATCACACCCTACGGGCAAGCCAGACAATTACTAAAATTACAATGACGGTTCCTAACAATCCTAGTCCTAACATTTTGATTTCTCCTTTGATTTCACAACACTTTGACTTACTACTTACTTCCTACTTCACTACATAATGCAGTACGAGTGAGACAATACCACAGATAGCACCTACACTTGCCATTATCATGCTGAAGTACACCTGAGATGCCTTTGCCATACCACCCACTTCGGCTCTTGATTCTCGTAGCATCCGAAGGTCATTCTCTACCCCTTTAGCGTAACTGTCATGTTGTTCCTTTGAATAGAAGTTTTCTCGCATCGTCTTCAGATCTACCTCAATACCCTTAACCCACGTATCATGCTCCTGCCGAGTATAATAGCTGGCAGCTTGGTCCGATATCGTCTGGCGGAACTCATTCATCGTGTTCAGGCGCTTGTCCAGAGATATGGCTGCGATGTCGGTAGCTTTTTGTTGTGCATCGGCTAACATCTGTGCAGTTGTCCTGGTTGTATCCGCCAGTAGTACAGCAGTCTTTTCGGTACTAATGATGGCAGCGGCAAATCGCTTATCCAGGTCTTCAAGGCTCTTTTGGATACCTGATATTTTGGCATCGAACAGCTTTTCAATTGCTTCGTATGTCATTGGTGGGTACGCTTTTGGTGGCATGGTATTATTCTCGGTGGTATTTAGATGGTGGCTTCCTCTGCCGGTACGTAGTCACCTGGGAACACTTGGAGCTTCTACGACAGATTGAGAAACCTCAAGGACCGGGACTCCCCAAAGTTGACATGGAAGAGATTCGCCGGATGCAGGAAGAGATCGAGCGAGAGGAAATGTCCCTATTATCACAAAGGGACTCCAGCCGCCCGGTACCTTTTCAGGAAAATTTTTTGGAAAATTTTTTTGACGGCTTTGTGGCGGATGGTACCTTGGGAGAAATATTTCCCTCCCGAAATACATGAGGGGCCGGTTAGTATAACCCTTGGGCATGGGAACCCAAAGTCGAAAAACACTGTGTTTTCGGATATTCGGATATTAAACTCCGAAATGCCGCCAAGCACTCTGCATCACAAAGCGCTTTGCTCTGTGCATTCATGCGGCGAATCGCATACGCATTCAACGCAGATCATGCGGCGAATCGGATCAGATCAGGCGGCGACACACAGCGATATCCATGCGCTTCGGTGCGATTCGGAGTTGATTTCCAAGTCCGAAAGCGCTCTGCATCTCGTTGAATCCACACAGCTTTGCGTCGGGCCTTCGGCTGTGTGTTGCAATTTTTGTTGCAAACGAACGGCTTTCAGATGCAATCGACAACTCATCGGCGTTTGCGTTCGTCGCTGTCCGGGCCTGCGCCTTTCGCTTGCCTTGGCGTTCGCTTCGCTACGCCGATTCACACAGCCGAGCTTCGCAGAGCAACACAGCACACAGCCGAGCGTCCACACACAGCTAGAATAATTTCGGAGTTTAATATCCGAAACTCTTAAATTGCCTCTGCATGGGCGCTGCATGGCTCTGCTTTGTGCTGTAAAGAGCTTTGCTTTATAGTGCAAAGTGCTTTGAATTCATGGGGATGGGCCTTGGATGGGCCGTATTCATTGGGCTTTGTGGTGCAAAGAGCTTTGTAGGGCGGCGGCTTTGTGGTGTCCCTCGTGCGTTGCGGCTTCAGATCCAGACGTTCTTCCCTTCACGTACACACAGCACAGCGTTTTTACACGTTTTTCACAAATGTCAACTTCGTGTACATCACATGCTTCAGATGTCAATAGATGTATCAATTGCACAAAGCCAAGCACAAAGCTCATCCCACAAAGTTGAAATTCAGAATGCCCATAAAGTTGATTTGCAGGCCCTTGGAGCGCATCGTTTGCATGGGCGGCACAAAGTTGCTATCCTGGTGTACGAGAGGTCACTGATGCCCTGGCAAGCGCAGCTATTCATAGGACAGCGAGTGCATGACAACCACGAAGCGAGAGAAGTGTTTCAAAAACTTGGTTGGCATGTGTTGGAGTATTTGAACGACGCAGAGCTTGAGGATGCGCTTTGGGAAGATCCGGGCTTCAAATGGACGATCATGCACAAAGGCGTGTCCAAAGAAGTTGAAATCTTCTTTCGGCGTGAGATGGAAGGTGGATGCGATTGGCCCGTCCCACTCTTGACGAAGGAGAACCGCACGGCAGACCTGAACCGTTCGAGTTCGAGCCACATGAAATCTGTGAAATTCTGACGCAGATTCGGGCGAACGGCTGGCCGGAAGCGAAAGCGATGATTTGGGACATGTGGTACTAAAAATGCACTTCGACCTCGTAGTTCCAATGTGGTTTGCGTATGGGTGTTATATCGTCTTTGGCCTAGCAGGGGCATTGTACGGTCTGGTGTGGCTCATACGGCTAGTTTCTTGGCTTGGCTGGCATGGTCCATACTGCACAGACATGAAATGCACAAAGCGGCATTGGCGTGAATCGGTCCATCGGCAAGAGTTAGAAAAGAAGATGATTCGGGACGCATACCAGAGATGGAAAGAGAGCGAAGCGAATCCATTCGGGGGAAGATATGGAGTTAGATGAGAATGCCAAAGTTGACGTGTCTTTATTCGCCGGAAGCCGGTCCATTGCAGAGTCCATCATGCAGCGACCAGCTTATGATGCTGGTAGCTCAAAGCGGCCTCTTTTGCTTGAGCCTAATGTCGGTGGTGGGAGCAATGACGACGGAGTTGATGCTGTCACAGATGCCATGTCTGAAAAGGCAATGAAGCATGGCTATGGCGTACACTTAGACAAAGGCGTGGCTGATTGTCCGTTCTGTGAAGAGTTGCGGGAATCAGAAAACGCTGATTTGAAGATGATTCACGGGATCTCAGCCGCTATGATGGCCGCAATAGCAAAGATCAAAACTGAGTTAGACAAGCATAAGACGCAATGGGATGAATTAGCTGACGCCTGGGTTGCGGTAGTCAATAGTCCATCATTGCAGAACATACAGGCGTTGAAGTGGTATTTTGGTGAATGGGCGTTCAATGAGGAAGAGAATCGACGGTCGGCAGGGGCGCACTTGTCGATTCAATACGACAAAGCAAGCACGACAGTTGTGATGGAGATTGATGGTTGGGTGCATACAACAACATTCGAGAAGTCATTAGATGATTTGATTGTTGGAACA